ATGGCGCGACCCACTTTGGATGTCGGCGAACACGGCAAGATCGGCTACGCCTGGTCCAAGCCGAAGGATGGGTCCCCGCCCCGTTGCCGCGCCTACGCGCTCTACCGGTTCAACGACGGAACCACCGCCAAGAGGGAACGTTGGGGCAAGGACGAGGACGAGGCGCGTCGCGCCCTGCTCAAGTACTTCCGCAGCCTCAAGGGGGCCGACGACAAGATCACGCGCGCGTCAACCTTCGAGAAGATCGCCGAGGCATGGCTCAAGAAGGTCTACCGCAAGGAGAAGTACACGACCTACGTCAAGCACCGTTCAACCATCCGCAACCAGGTTATCCCCGCTATCGGGAAGCTCAGGCTGCACGAGTGCCGGCCATCTCGGATCCAGCGTCTCCTCGACGACCTACGTGAGCAGGGCTACTCCAGCAGCGTGCGCGCATCCGCTCGCCAGGTCATGCAGGGGGTGTTCCAGTTCGCGATCCTGAACGAGCTCATGGACCGGCGCGACAACCCCACGCTCGACCTTGACCGGATCCCGCGTGACGACAAGAAGCAGATCGCGGCGTTCGACAAGGACGAGCTCCGCGAGTTCATGGAAGCCGTCGATGCCGACAGGTACATGAAACACAGCGTCGTGCCCAGCGTGCTGCGCATCCTCTTCGGCACTGGCTGCCGCATCGGCGAGGCACTGGCCATCAGGTGGTGCGACCTCAACCTCACAGAGAACAAGATCAAGGTCACCCATCCCGTGTTCGGCGACCGAACGTTGCCGCCCCACAGCGTGTGGATCAACGGGAACGTGGTCCACGGTGAACACGGCCTCATCCGACACAACGGCAAGACCGACACCTCAGAAGGAGTCCTCTACCTCCCCAGCAGCATCTACACCATGCTTCTTGTACGAGTGCCAGAAGGGGTTCCGGGTGACCAGCCAGTCTTCGCCGCCGCCGATGGCGGCTACCTGAGGCCGAACAACCTGTTCCGGTCGATTGACCGGCTGTCCAAGCGTCTCGGGCGCGAGGAGTTCAGCTCTAGGTGGGGTCGCAAGACAGTGTCAACCTGGCTACGAGAAAGCGGCCGGGCAGAGGACATCCCAAGGCAGCTGCGCCACTCCAACTCCTCAACTGCGGAGAAGCACTACACGGCACGCATTCCAAGTGCTGCCGCTGGCGATGCCATCGATCGACTGTTGACGTCCGATGACGCTCCCTGAAGCAGCGTTGCCTTGCCTTGCGGCGGTTGAGCGCGGGATCCTCAGTGTCATGGACGACTGGTTCGTGGCTCTCTTGCACGGAACCCGGCTGGGGTACGCTCACCAGCTGCGTCCCGACCGTCGGCTCACCCCAGAGTCCCGCTGCGGGCAACGGAGCCGCGCGTGGCACTCGGTGCGCCGGAACCCGTGCCTGCTGGGTGTGCCGAGGTGCCCGGAGTGTCGACGGATCGCCGCTGAAGGCGCGGAGGAGCTGGACCCAGTACGCGAACACCGAGCCCCAGCTCACCCCGCTGCACTATGACCCATGATCATGGGCGTTGGCGCACGAGGTGTGGTTCCAGTCGGTTCCAAAATGAGGTCTGACCTGCGGGAACGCTGCTAGCCTGGAGAGGCCTCCAGGTTCTGTGCGCGGTGCCCGGTGGTGTAGCCGAGAAACGGTCCCGTTGCAGCGGGCCTGTTAAGTAGGACGAACGGCCCCTTGTTGGAGCGAGGGGCCGTTTCGCTTGAACAGGGCTACCAGGGTTGTGGGCCAGCTATGCTGGGCGGCGTCTCCGCAGGTAGTCCCAAGGCTGTGTGGCAGCAGCCGAGGTGGAGTTGGACGGCTCTCCGGACCGGGAGAGGCGCGACGAGCGGCCCCTGTTCCAGCGGGGGCCGTTTCGCTTAGGCGGCGTCGCCCTGCACGGCACGGCCCGAGGTTCGGCCGCCATGTTGGTGCCACTTCCAGGTGCGCTCCGGCAGGTGCACGATCCGGGCGCCCGCGTCGACCAGAGCCAGCCACGCTCCCCAGTCCTCGCAGGTGGCCAGCACAGCGGGGTCAAACCGGTCACGGAAGCCACCTACCGAGCGCAACAGCTCGGTGCGCACCAGCACGGTGACCGGGATGTAGTTGGCCGTCCGCAGTTGCACTGGGTCGAACGGCTGTCCGAATCGGCCAACCGGGTCGGTCATACCAACCGGCTCGAACCACGGGTACACCATGTCCGCGCCAGTCTCGACGGCGTGAGCGGCCAGTCGCTCCAGGTGCTGCGGCAGGAATTCGTCGTCGGAGTCGAGGAACGCCACCCACTTCGCCTGCACGGCGGCGAGCCCCCGGTTGCGGGTGGCTGCCGCGCCCTCTCGGCGCCGGTCAACGGTGACGTGCAGCTCGGACGGCTGGAGCTTCTGCACACAGACCGAGTTGATGGCGCGTGTGAGCATCCCGTTCCGGACTCGCGCGGGGTGGGCGGGGATGACGAGGCCGATGCTGGGGTTCACAGTGCCCACCTTTCCTCGTAGCCGGGCCGGTCGGCGTAGGGCTGTAGCAGTTCCTTGATCGGGTCACATGGCCAGCTGTCGTTCTGGCAGAGGACACAGGACACATGGCCATCGTCGGCGGTCCTGATCGCGTGCTCGTTCCGGGTGCGCCTCTTGGCATAGTTGATGTCCCGCGTGACGCTCCAGCGACGTTCTTCATCGGCTGTGGGCGCGCGGAGGCTGGGGTCATAGATGAGGTGCAGGTCCGCGAGGAAGCAACGGTTGAGGAATTCGAACTCGGGCGAACACCCCGTCAACGCACCCAGCAGGCAGCGCGGACCGTCCTCCCAGTCTTCGACCACAACCACCCGACGCCGGAGTACTGTGCCACCGTGACGGCGGTTATCAGGTATCCACCGTTCCAGCGGGTAGATGGCTTCCAACTCCGGGCTAGACGGACGCACATGCACGCCGCCGCCGGACATGAGTTGCCCGTACTCGGTCACCACGCAATCGATCTGTCCCTGCAACCGATTGATGGTGCGCAGGAAGTCCTCCGGCTGGTGCGTGCCGAAGTGCTCCCGCAGGATCGCGTCGACCCGCCGCGTCTCATCGAGGAGCACGTTCCCGACTGCCGACGAGATTGCCTCCGTCAGGCTGCCCGCAGTCGGGTCGCTGTGCTCGTTGAGGAACGTGACGACTTCGCCCGTTGACTGGGGTTGCGGCGTGGGCGGCTCGTAGTGGAACCAGTCGCAGCCGTCGACTGGGCACAGGTAGCCCGTCGTGCCCGGTGTTCCCGGCGGCAGGTCATCCAGCGAGCGCACGGCGAATCCCTTCCTCCAAGGAGACACGTGGGGTGTAGAGCGTGTGCAGCTTCGCCGGGTCCCCGACCCGGTACTGCACCCCACTGGGCTTCGCTGTCAGATGCCGGAACCCAGGAGAGTAGCCAGCCGCCTCGGTGACCAGCTTCGCTAGCTCGTTGAAGCTCGTCGCCCGGCCCGTACACAGGTTCACCGGCCCCTGAACGTCCTGTTCGACCGCAGCGAGCGTCCCCGCAACCACGTCGCTGATGTGCACCCAGTCTCTGACCTGCTCGCCGTCACCCCAGATGTCGAACGGGTCTGCGTGGCGCTGGGCACGGTCCACGAATGACGGGAACGGGTAATCCAGTGGCTGCATCTCGCTATACCCCGAGAACGGCCTCGCGATCGTCACCCGAGTCCCCGTCTCCTCCGCGTACCGCGCCAAGACCTCCCCGGCGAGCTTCCCGAAACCGTACGTTTGATCCGGCCGCCCCATCAACGAGAAGTCCACGTCGTCCTCGACGAGCCGCCGCCCCGACGTCAGCGCACGAACCGGGGCAACCTGATGCCAGGTGGACACTCGATGGATCGAAGCGGTCTGCAGCGCCACCGGGTACACCGCTGAACTGGAGAAGTACACCGCCCTCGGGGTCCGCGATCGCTCCAGCCATCGGAAGTACCAGGCATCCAACGCCAGGTTCGTCCCCACTGACAGGGGCGACCCGTCGATGCATGCTCGGCCACCCACGACCGCGGCACAGTGGACTGCGAGGTCGTAGCGGGTCGTGTCCGTGCGGAACAGGTCGAGGCAGTCCTCGCCATGGATGAGGTCGACGGGGGTCACGGTCCAGCCGCGTTCCACGAGTTCAGCAACGATGTGCCTGCCCACGAACCCGGCCGCGCCAGTCACCAGTGCTCTCATGGCTTCACTCCTAGTGCTATCTGGAACATCGACGTCGTCTCGTGCCGCACCACCTCGTACCCGGCCTGCTCCAGCAAGTCCTTGTACCCCTGGATGTCGAACGCCCAGGTGTGGAACTTGTAAGCCGAGCCGGGGCGCTCCGTGAACGGGGAACTGGCCACGACCACCCGCGACTGCTCCGCGACCCTGCGGACAAACGCCGCGGGGTCAACAAGGTGCTCGATCATCTCCGTGCACACTGCGAGGTCCGCCCACTCCACATCCCCAGTGACGACGTCCCCGTACCGGACATCCACGCCACGCTCAGACACGGCTGGGCCGATGTTGGACGGCTGAAGGTCGTAGCCCCACATGCGCAGTTGCCACCGCTCCGCGAGGTCGCGCAGTGACCACAGCAGACCGCCGTCACCGCATCCCAGGTCTACCACTGACTGGACAGGGTGATGTTCGACGGCCCACCGAACCATGTCCGCTGCCAGCGTGAGCCTGCCTTGGTGTGCGGGCTCATCGATGTGTGGCGCCCGGTCGCGCTCCTGGTACCAGGCCGTGGTTGTCCACTCGGGAACTGTGCCCTCAGGGAACAGACGCCACGCGGTCACTTCGCACCGCCGCTCTGGGCGGCGAGAATCTGGCCGATGATGACCAGCGCCTGGTGCTCGGTGAACCCCTCGGCGATGAGGGCGATATACGTCTGGCGCAGGACGCTGGCTAGTTTCCGCAGGTCAGCGCTCGGTTCTATCGGTCCGTTGGTCACTGGTCGCCGTCCGATCGCACGTACTGGCAGGCGTAGCCGGGTGTGCCCGCGTACTGCCACTCGCGGATGCAGGACAGTTCGAGGTGTTGGCGTGGCTTGAGGAGTGCGCAGCGCGTGTCTTCACAGGAGTACTCCTGTTTGGAGCCGGTGAAGCGGACCGCAAACTTTTGGTTGCTGCCACCGTTGCTGCCTGCCGAGATGAGGCGTGACTGGACCTCGGAAAGGGTGCCGCCGACCGGCCTCCACTGGTGGTACTCGGCGGTCCACGGGAACATCACGATTCCAGTGATGAGGAGTGTGTGGAATAGGGCGATGCTGCCTGTCCAGATGAGCCCCCCTGAGGGTTCGAGGAATTCATAGCTGCCGATCTTCTTGCCGTACCTGACGCCGACCACGATCCCGACTGTGGCAAGGAGTGAGATGAACCCTGCGATGGGGAGTCCGACGGTGACGCCGAGGCTCCAGTAGGTGTCGTTCACGGGCACACCTGCCGCCACGCGCCAAGCGCCACCCGCTTCAGCATCGACGTGAAGTTCGGGTACACCGCGTCCGGCTTGCACGTCTTCGCCAGCGTCAACGAGTACTCCACGTGCAGCACCGGCTTCCCTGCCCGCCCGAACGGCGCCAGCACCGGGCACTCTGAGTACTGCACGCACTGCTCGTTGATCTCCCCGTCAGCGACCTGTGCTGCGCGAGCCACGAACGCACTGTCGACGCCGTTCTTCGCGAACAACGCCAGCCCGTTCGCGTGGACCGTGGCAGCCAGGAACGACAAGTAGTCCAGGCCCGTGGCCTGCGTCAACGGGAACCCCGTGGCCCGTGCGCCCTCCAGGTACGTGTCGTCCAGGTCCGTCTCCACCGCGTCGAAGCCCTTGCTGGCGCACATCGCGACCCGGGCCGCCTCCACGCTGCGGACCGTGGCGTCGCGGGTGTCCAGGTAGTACTCCGGCCACCCGACTTCCTTGCGGCCGATCGCGGCCTTCGGGAACTGGCTGTAGTCCGGCCTGCCCGGTTCCGCGCCACCCACATCCAGGTAGCAGATGACGTGCGCGCCCTTCGCATGCAGCGCGGCGACCGTCGCAGCCGACGTCTCGAACCCGTCCACGTCGAACACTGCCGCCTGCACACTGGTGTCGATCGTCCCGTCCAACTGCCACTGCCAGGACGCGACCTTCGCAGGCGGAGTCCACCAGCCCGGGCTCGCGTCCGCAGTGGGCATAGCCAGCGTGCCGCCCACAACCAGCAGCCCTGCCGCCACAGCGGCAACGGTCCTACCCACGCTCCATCAGCTCCTTCAACTTCGTCACGTCGTTGTCGAGGCGGTCACGGACCCACGCCTCATAGGCCTGACTGTCGGCCGCGTACATGGCCGACGAGTTCACTTCCTCGTAGCCCGCGTCGCTCGGCGCCTTCCCGACGAGGGGATGCATGTGCTCGATCACCACGTCAGGCAGGTACGTGAGCCGGTCCAAGGTCTGCCCCAGAGCCAGCCACGCCGAGTCGATATACAGATGGGTCAGGCCGGGCGGCACCATGTAGCCGAGCGTCCGGACGATGTCCGACGACATCGCCACAGCGGTCGGCAGAAGCCGACCCTGAATCAGATCGTTGCCGTACACCAAACCCGTGCCGAGCCCGTCCAGCGTGGACAGGAAACGTTCGTTCCATGCCGCCGTACGGGGCCTGTGGTCGTCCCCGAGAAACCCGATTGCCCTGTAGTGCTCGGCGTAGACCCTGCTGGCAGCGTTGAGTGTGCCGCCGAGCCGCAGCCGCGGGCCAGTCTGCAACCGGTACCCGTCGCAGCCGCCCGCTGCTTCCCAGCCCTGCCGGTAGGCGTCGAGTTCCGGGTCATCGTCGTCCACGCACACCAGCAGGTCCGCTGACGCGGTGGTGGTGGCCTGCCAGGATTCCCACAGCGCGGCCACATTCTGTGGTCGGCCACGGGACGGCACGATCATCAGCAGTTCCAAGTGGGGTTCTCCTTCGCTGGTACTGGGGCTTTCGTCCACCGCATGTACGGGCTGTACTCGCCGACCAATCGGTCCGCCTCGGCCAGCGGAATCACCCACCCTGGCCCGTGACGCTCAGCCCAGATGTGGCCGCGCCGCAGGTGGTAGCGCACGCACGGCTCGGACACGCCAAGCCGTTCGGCGAGTTCCGCGGCCGTCAGGAAGCCGTCCATGATCACCGCCAACTGAGGATGTTTCACCAGGTCAGAGGCCTGATGGCCATCCGACGTTAACGCGCGCGATCACATCGACTCGCGGGAAACACGCCACCAGCAGGTATGAATCACGCTCCGCGCACAACGAAGCCCGCAAACGTGACACCGCAACGACCCAGAAACGCGAAAAAAGGGGCCTCACGCTCAACCCTGAGCGTGAGGCCCCAGCCACACCAACCAACTCAACCAGCCACGATCACCCCAGAGGCCCACCCTCCGGGGCACCACCCCGCTTATCCAACTCCACCATCAAGAACTTCACCTGACCCCTCAGGACACGCACCTCGGCTTGCGCGCCACTGAGCTGCTCAGACATGTTGTCGTGCTTCTCCTGCAGGTCATCCGCACGCTGATTCGCAGCCCGCAGCTTCTCCGACAGGTCATCCGCACGCTGGTTCGCCATACCCAACTGCGTCTCCAGCGTCTTCGCGCGCTGCTCCAACTGATTCACCAGGGAGATCGCCGAGTTCGCGACCATCCCCGCCTGATCGATCGACATCTTCCGGCGCTTGCGGATGCTGTCGATCGCGGCATACAAGCCGCCCAACAGTCCACCGCCGCCGCCGAGGATCCCGAACCAGACGCCGAGGTCTTGCAGGGACATGAACACCCCCTGGGTTATCTCGATCTCGGCTCGGCCGCAGCCGCGCGCTTCAGATCTCGACCGATAGTGACAAACCGGCCTACACAGGCCATCGCGAACGCCCCCACGAACAGGGCCGGGAGCGTGCCTCTCCACCCGGCCTCAACCAACACAACGGACACGTACAGCACAGCGAAACCACCCAGCAGCGTCAGCCCCACCCGCTCCACGAGCAGGCTCACCAAGCCGTTCAACAGCACGCCAACCACGCTCACCACGCCACCCAGTACCAGGCCCCCGTACCAGACCGGTACGAGGCCATCAGGCAGCGTGTTCGCGACCGCCGGGGACCAGCTCGCCTGAGCCAGCAACCCGGCGCCGCCCGACAACACGGCCGCGGAGAGCAGGAACACCTCGAAAGGGTTCCGGCCACTCCGCACGATCACTCCACTCTTGAGCACGATCACAGCGGTCCTTCCCCGATGCGGACCAAGCGCCCGTCAGGACGCGACGCTGGCCGGCTTGTTGGGGACCACGTGCACCGCGACGACACCGAGCGCGGCGAGCAGGATCGTGATCCAGCCCTGCGTGTTGATGCCCCCAGTGGACGCGACCTGGACGGCGGCCTGTGCCCCGGCGAGCAGGAACGCGACCGCGGTCTTCGCCCACGGCGCGACACCATCCACGCTGGGCACGAGGTACACGCCGATCGCGGTCAGCACCGCCACGGCGATGCTGCACCCGGCCTGCATCGTGAAACCGGTCGTCACGAACGGCTGCACGGCGACGAGTAGGGCCATGACCACTGCGACGAGGCCCTTGGCGACAGTCTGCATTGTGTTCTCCTCACAGGCCCTTCGCGGCCATCCAGGTACGGACCGCGGTCGCGGCACGTTTGTTGTCCCCAGAGTGGTGTTCGCTCAGCCACGGCCCCAGAGCCGTGGCCAGAGCCTGGTCAGCAGGGTCCACAGACGGCCCAGGAGGCTGAGGCGTGGGAGTGGGGTTGCCGGGAAACGGCCGCCCGGTGAGGGCGGTGTAGCCCGCGGCGAGGGCGGGCAGGTTCACCCCCTGCTGGAACTCGATGCTCCCAAGGTGCTCAGGCCAGATGACGACCCACGCCTCCGAGATCTGGCGGCGCTCGAAGGTCTGGGTCATGCCGATCTCGGTGCCCCAGCTGACGACTGCGATGTCGGAGCCCGTGCCGGCGCTGGTAAAGGCGACACCAAGGACTGCGTGCCCACCCCACTGGGAGGACGGCACGTAGTTCCACGGCATGTGGTTGTCGGTCTGCTGCTGCTGCGCGGTTTCCAGGTCGACACCGAGCAGGACGGACCCGAACAGGTCGATCGCCGCACGCAGCTCGTCCGGGTCGGACACGTTGACCTTGGCGTAGGCCAGGGGCTTCACACCGCGGATGCCGTGAGCCTGCAGTTGGGCGAGCATGTCCGCGAGGACGACGCCGTTGTCCCCGGTGCCCGCGGACGGGTCAAAATCCGGGTTGCACAGCTTGTACAGGGCGAGTGCGTCGTCCGTGATCAGGTTCAACGCGGTACCGGTGAGGTACTGGGAGACCTGCATCCGCATGTGGCATGCCGCGGCGGGCCCGCAGTCGCCCCACTGGTCGTTGCCCAGCATCTCCCAGTTCGCGACCTTCGACCCGAAATCCGCGCTGGATGGGTGCGAGGGGACGACGCCAGTGAGGTAGTGGGCGAGCTTCAGTGCGGGTCTCTGTGGGTCGTGCGGGCGTCGACCGAGTCTCCTGCCAGGGATTGTCTCGGTCTCGACGTGTCGGTCGACGGGAGGCTGGCTGGACATGCTGTTGCTGCTCCTCACTGGCCGGCGACTTCGAGGCACCAGGCGATGGGATTGTCGGTGGAGGTCGACTTGACCAGTACCGAGATGAGCTGTGTGCCCTCCGGACACACGACGCTGTAGCGGGTGTCCTGCGCGAGCTCGACATCCGCCTCATCGAGGTAGACGGGGCCGCCGTTGGCTTGCCCGATGTACCAGACGTGCACGCTCGCCGATCCCCACCCAGTGGAGAGGCTGAACCACGATGCCTTCGAGATAGCCGAGCAGGACGCATCGCACGGCCACACCAACTGGTGCTTACTGGGCTCGCTGTGGAAGGTGGGTGAGCTGGCGGTCAGCTTGAGACTGCCGTCGGTGTTGCGGTCGTAGTAGCCGCTTGGCCGGAATTCGCCCATGGCCATGAGTCAGCCCTCCAAGAGCAGGAAGTTGGTCTGGTCGGTTGTGGCCGCAGCAGGCTGCCTGCCGCCCCCCGTGAACAGTGAGATCAACTGCTCACGAGTGCCGCGGTACGCGGAGCAGTCCATGCCGCTGATGCCCGCAACGACACCCCGGTCGGTGAACTGCCACATCTCAACCCCCAGCCCCCCGTACCCGGTCCAGCCGGACCCGCTGTCGCCGCCGACCGTGTCGTAGATCTCGGACGCATAGGTGGTGGCCGAACTGGGATAGCCCGAGGACCACAGTGCGGGGAGTCCGGCGAGACTCGGGGAGCCGATCTGCTGCCAGAACCAGTGCGGGAAGTACACCAGCGGCACGTGGTACCCAGCAGCGGTGAACGCGTTGTACATGTCGACGCTCACCGGGTACTCCCCGGCGCCATCCGCCTCGGAGTCAAGGACGATCGTCGACCCCGCGGGGATGACGCGTTCCGCGAGGGCGATCTCGCCAGCCTCGTCAGCGGTGTGCACGAACACGTAGGAGGCCGTGACTAGGCCGGCGGCGACGGACGCCGCGTACTGGGCTCCGTAGTAGGGGTTGATGTAGTTGTCGCCCTCGATCGCCTTGATGATGGCGAAGTCGAAGCCTTCGGCCTTGGCCTGCGCGAAGTTGAAGCCAGCCTGGTAGCTGGCCACGTCAACACCGAAGATCGTCACGTTGACCTGCTTCCTGCTGCGTGCAGCATGTGTGCATGGATGGCGTCAGCTCGGGCACGTGCCTCGGCGGCGACAGCCCGGTCCCGGATCACCACGAGCGCGTTGTCCTGTAGGCGTTCCCCACTGGTGGACCAGTTCGTGGATCCGGTGATCACGTCGAGCCCATCAACGATCAGGAGCTTCAGGTGCATGAGCGCGCCGTGCTCGCTCGTTCCGATCGCGATCGAGTTCCCCGGCAGACCAGCAGCGGCGATCAGAGCCCGCTCGTGCGGGTTGATGGCCTGCGTGGAGTCCAATGACAGCTGTACGACACACTGCGGGTCGGCGAGCTTGTCATGCAGTGCACTCGCGAGGACGTCATCGTCGAACGCGTACAGGGCCGCGACCAGTGATGTCGTAGCGGACTGCACAAGGGTGGCGAGGACGGCATGGACCTGGTCCACTGGCGCGTAGAACGTCCTGAACGATGGCGGGTAGTCGGCGCTGAAACCACCGGCCTTATACCCGTCCAACACAGACAGGCTGGGCAGAGCCACGACTACACCAGCACCAAGTCGGCGCCGGTCTCCGTGGCCGCCGAGTCCTTGAATAACGCTGCCACAGGGAAACTCCTGTCAGAGGGGGGACCACTCGAACGTCACGCGACAGTTCGGGGACACGTATGAGGCTGCCGCGGATGTGAACACGGTGACCGCGACCGTCACAGGCGATCCGGAGGGGGAACGGATCTCCGCGTACGCCTGACATGCCGCCCACCCAGACACCGCAGTCGCCGAGTTCGCCGTGTAGATCGTCGTCGACATCGACGCAGTGCTCGTTGTGGAGTTGAGGGCGAGGATCGTGGACTGATTCGTCGCAACAGCAGCATGAACCCGCCAGATCCCCGCACCCAGCGACCACGAGTTGCCACCGGACAAGGTCAGCCCAACCCCGGATCCCTCAGCCAGGGTGAACGAGGCGAGCGTGTTCCAGCCGCCACCCGCACCGAGTGTGCCCGTGGTCGTGTACCGGGAGTACAAGCCGATCGGTATCACTGACTGGTTGGTCCACGTGGTGCCGTTGTAGACCAGTGCCTGGTTGGCGGTCGGGCTGGAGATCGTGACATCGGACTCGGCCGCGAGGGTGCGGGTGGTGTTGTTCCACTTCCCGGTGCCCGAGTTGTAGGTCAATGCCTGCCCCGATGACGGGGAGGAGACGGCTACATCGGTTTGCGCGGCGAGGGAGGAGGTGTGCACGTGGTCGTAGCGTGCCGCCGCTGTACCCGTTCCCGCGGAGACGGGCGACCCGATCCCGCTGGGTGTCTGCCCAGCCGTAGCTAGTGGGGCGCCGCCGTTCGCGGTGGTAGCGCCCGCTGTGTTCTGCTGCATGCGGCGGACCGTCTGCTCGAGGCGGGCGAGCCTATCGACCAGGGACTGGTCAGGCTTCGGGACAAACCCGGGAGCCGTCATCACGCCACCCCCGCGGTCGACTGCAGCGTCAACTTGGCGGTCCGGTAATCGACAGAGTCGATGCCCGTAATCCGCAGCGTGTAGTTCCCGTCCGGGATCCGTCGATGCCGTTGCACACAGAACGTGCCCGTGTCACCCACGCTCACCTGGTCGATCGTTGGGGACCCAGTGAGTTGCCCTGTGCCGTCCGTGCCGTCGATGCGGACCGTCGCGCTGAACGTGGCCACCGGGTAGGCGTAGGTCTGCACCGTGGCCTGCGCGTAACTGGCCAACGTGGTGGTGTTGGTTTCCTGCGTGTTCGCGCCGTTCACACCCTCCAGCAGCGGATACCCGGCGGTCACGAGCGTCGGGTCGTAGTAGGTGCCAATCGCCAGGTTGTACTGGGATCCGGAGCCACGCGCATAGTCGGCGTGCTCCATCATCGAGCCGTCCGTCGCGTAGTCCAAGCTCGTCAGCGAACCGCGGTCCCCGTAGTCCCACACCCACGGTGCACCGATCTGCCCCAGCCGTGGGGAACCCGCGCGCAGCGTCCACTGGATGTAGCCGGGAGTCGCGGAGAACGTGGGCCGGAACTCCAGTTCCACGTTCGTGGACAGGGAGGTGACGTTGGTGAGGGCGTCAGCGACGAGGCTCATGTCGTAGCCGTAGTACTGCTGGGTGACCGTGCTGGCCGCGTCCAGGGTTGGTGTCACGATCGGCAGGCTGTTGCGGGTCGTGGTGTCAGCGACGAGCTGGATCGCGATGTTCCGCCACGTCGTATTCGCGTACAGCGTGTCCGCGCCGGACACTGCGGGGTTCGCGCCAGCAACCCACGTTGGGGGAAGGACGAGGCGCTTGGATAGGTACTTCCACATGCCCGCGAACGTGAGCTGCGACTTGCCCTGATTATCCGTGTAGGACTCGCCCATGACCGGGCCGGCTTGGACGACGAACTGCTTGTAGCAGATCGCGACCGAGTAGTGCCAGGGCTTGGAGATCTCCTCGAAGTCCGCCTTGGACATGCCGGTGCCGCCGAGGGGGACGGTGACGCTGCCCCCACCCGCGTCATTGATCTTGTAGCTGTAGGACAGTGAGTCAACGAACGGCAGCTCCGTCAGGATCTGCCCGGTCTTCGTGTTGACCGCGTACGCAACCCAGTCATCGGCGTTCGGCATGGGTCACGCCGGGACGGGGATGACGACGACACGGAATTGGAACCACTGGCTGGTGGGCAGCGCATCGATGTACTGCAGCGTGTTCGGGTTCAGGATCTGGAACACCACCGTCTGGGAGCCCGTGAACACGGGGGATGAGGTCAGGCACACCTCGAGGTACGAGTTGTAGGTTGCGCCCGCTACGAGTGGCGTCCGGTTCCTGGCGTAGGTTGTGGCCCCAACGATGATCAGGCCGTCGACGACGGACAGCTGCGTCGGGTTGGCCGAGTTGTTCTGCACGAAGCACTCGCCGACCGCCTCGATCCGGTACGCGAACCCGGGGTCAGGGATCGTCAAGGTACCGACGTTGTAGGTGTTGCCGAACCCGATGTGCGTCGAGTCGCTCGCCGCGGTCGGCTGATCGAACGGCCTGTTGCCGACCCCGTGCCATTTGCCGTCCGCGCCCCACACTCGCAGACCGGACTTGAGGGACGTCACCCCGTCGTAGGTCGTCTCGCCCAGGTAGGCGCCCGGGTCGGCGTTCGCGTCCCCCGGGAGGAGGCACCGGACCCCGCCGAACGTCGAGGCGGACTTGCGGACGTCCGTGATCTGCGCGGACGTGATGTTGTTCGAGTTGCCGTTCGAAGCGAACGTGGGCCGCAGGATCTGCGCCAACGGGATCGCGCCAGTTGGGATCGACGGCGCTACCGGGCTCGCCGCTGGTGTCCCGTCCACGTACGTGATCTGCGCACCCTGAGTGCCCGTGTCACTGATCGCCGCGTCCACGATCTGCGCGTACACCACATCGATCCGAGGGTTGCTCGTGGGGTTCGCGTCCATCGACATCGTGAACGACGCGTTCCAGTTCGCCAGATACGGGCCCGCCGCGGTACCCGTGCGGCCGATCAACGCGTTACCGGCGTTGATGAGCACCCCCTGGGATGCGGATACGGTCTGGTTGACCTGCAGGTCCATCGGGATGTTCCCGTTGACACCGGTCACCGACGTGGACCCGAACACACCGCTCCGCCACGCCGTCTGGGGTGCGGTCTGCGCGCCCGCGGACGCGGTCAGCGCACCGATCCACGCCTGCCGGTAGTTCGCCGCGGTGTTGATCGCGGTCGTACCGTTGGCCGCCATCATCGGGACGGCACCGTTCGCCTGCTGCGCCATGGCTCAGTACCACGTGTTTCTGTAGGAGACGGTCAACGTTCCGGTGTCACCGGGCGATCCACTGCGGAACTGGATCGTGATCGAGGACTGCGCTGGGATCGAGAACCAGTTGTTCGCGGTCAGCAGGGCCCTGCGGTTGATGCCGCCCTGCGTCACCGCACCCGTGTTCGTGTTGATCACCACCGAGTCCGTGGACGATAGGGTCGCGTTGTAGGTCAACGTGTCCCCGGTGTCCGCGCGCGTGATCGTCGGTGTCGTCAACGCCCCGGCGAGGGTAAACGTCATGTCCGCGTCCGCGGTGCCCGTGTTCGTCACGACCAGCGAGCCGCCAGACCCTGGGGTGCCGTAGTTCACTGGGTAGGTCACCGGGTACGAGACGCCGCCGGTTCCGGCGGTGGTCAGCCCCGTCGACAGGGTCGTGAGGGAGTTGTCCAGTTTCCGCAGGTCCGGGGCCATCAACTGCAGGCTGAACGCGACGCTCTGCCACGAAATCGGGGTCGTCGTGATCGGCGCGTCCAGGGCGACGTTGATGTACCGCGCAGAGTTCGCCGACGTCACTGTCAACGGGTACAGCGACTTCGGGTCGGGGCAGACCGCGGACAGCGTGTCGATCGCGTTCTGCAAGGTCGCCACCGATGGGGCCGACAGAGTTCCCTCGAGGACGATGACTCGGGCCCCGCGGTACTCCACGCCCCGGAACACGCCGCGTGACGCAGGCTTGTCGTTCCGGATCGCTTTCACCGCGGGGCTGCCGAACCAGCCGTCCTCTTTGGTCAGAATCCAGTCGCACCCATTGGTGTCGGTGGATCCGTTGATGGTGATGCCGCCGATACTGAACTGGGAGCCGTACCACAGGGCGTCGTACTGCACGATTCGCTCCCCTTACCGCATCAGCATCTGCGAGCGCTGCCGGCGTTCGATCTCGGCGGCGACCGACGCGGGATCGTGGGTGGTGACGTGGTAGTGGTGCTCCCCGCCTGCATTACCCGAGGCGACCGCCGACTTCAGGGTCTGCCACTGTCCCGCCGAGAACACCGGCTCCGGACGCCCCGAGGCGTTGATAACCGGCGTGATCCCTGGCTGCAGCCAGCCGCCGTCGTCGTAGCCGCCGGCCTGGTTCAGCGCGGACAACGACCCATACCGGTGCAGGGCATAGTTGAGGCCGGAATACACGTTCGCCAGCGGGTTCGTGCTGACCCCGTACGAGAACGGGCCAGTGCCCGCGTACGGGCCCGCGTAAGCCCCGAACGTCGGGCCGATCACCTGCATCAAACCCACCGACGGCGTACCGGCAGCCCAGTTCGAGTCCGTGGTGTTGACGATCGAAGGGTTGCCGCCCGACTCTTGCTGCATCCTGCGAAGAACCGTCTGCTCCATCGACAGTGGCTGCCCGAGCAGGGTCAGTGCCTGGTCCACCACGCCCTTCCACTGCTGCACACCGGCACCAGCCGTGTACTGAGCCCCATTCCCCGCCGCGAACCAGGACCGCACCTTGTCGATCGCGCCCTGAACGACCTTCCCGGGAATGTCGGTCAGCGCGGTCCGCCACTCCGAGCTGCCACCTGGGGTGGACGCGGTCTTCCCGATCGCGCCCTCGAACAGTTTCGTGACACCGCCGACGATGTCACCCGCGAGAGAAGCAACCCAGCTGGCCGCGTCGGTGATCCCGTGCCACACCGCCTGAGCACCCGATGAGAGCGCGTTCCAGGCGTCACCGAGCCAGCCACCAGCCGCGTGCACGGGGATCCCGTTGGCCTGGTTGCCGCCGGTTCGGCCGGACATCGCGTTCAGGCCGAGGATCGTGTCCGTACCCAGGAACCGGACCGCTTCCGGGGTGAGGACAGCCTCGCCGGGGGACAGCATGGCGGGGATCGAGTCGATGCCCGGGGCGTACCCAGGTAGGACGCCACCGCCAGCCCAGGCCGACGTTTTGACCGGGTTGAGGTCCCCGAGGCCGAACAGGTGCGCGACACCGTTCCACAGAGGGACGATCGCATCGTTGTACACCAGGTCCACAATGAACTTGGCGGGGACCTTGACGATGTCCATGACCTTGTTCCAGGCGGTCTTGATGCCCTCGACCGCGAGCTCGAAGCCATGCCTGATGCCGTCGACAGCTGCGCTGATCGCGTCACCGACTGGCTTGATGACGTGGTCGTACAGCCAGGAGAAGATGTCGCCCCACGCCTGGATCCCGGCCTTGATGTAGTTGATGACCGGCTGGATGACGTTATTCCAGATCCAGTTGAAGATCTGGCCGATCGCGTCGAAGTAGGGCTTGATCACCGAGTCCCACAGCCAGCGGACCACGGCACCCAAGAACTGGATGCCCTGCTGGATGTAGCCGATGATCGGGGAGATCACGTTGTCCCACACCCAGTGGAAGATCGCGCCGATGGCATCGAAGGACGGCTTGATGATGCTGGTGTAGAGCCAGGTGAAGATCGCGCCCCAGAGTCGGACGCCAGCGACGATGTAGTCGATGACGACCTTGATGACGTTGTCCCACACCCAGTGCACGATGGCGCCGATCGCGTCGATGTAGGGCTTGATGATGGCGGTGTACAGCCACACGAAAGCTGGGGCGAGCACGTTCTTGACGAGCAGGACGATCGGCTCCACGAGGAACGCTGCGACGATCGCCGCTGCGACCCGGAACACCAGGAAGATCCCGTCGAACACTGGCTTCAGGATGGTCTCCCACAGCCACACGAACGCCTTACCCACGGCCTGTGCGGCTGTGGTGAGGGCGTCTCCGATCTGCTTCGCGTGGCTGATGACGAGGACAAACAGGCCGACGATCAGGGTGATCGGCGCAAAGATGATTGCTAGGGCGGTTGCGAAGATCTTCCAGTGGTCCACGACCCAGTCGATGGCGACCCCGAGGGCGTGCCACACCGCGAGGAACACGTCCTTGAGGAAGTTCCCGACCGCCTGGACGACGTTTCGGAAGCCCTCGAAGTGCGTGTAGGCGTAGATCAGTCCAGCGGCGAGCGCTGCGATCCCAGTGACGATCAGCATGATCGGGTTCGCGTTCAGCACCAGGTTCAGCGCCGCCTGGGCGAGAGCAACCAGCTTCGTTGCGAGCGCCCAGGCTTCCATCGCGAGCTTCACCGCGAGGAGCGGCGCCGCGAGGCCGCCGATGACCGCGGCGATCAAGCCGATCCAGTTCGAGTTCTCGCTGATCCACTTGCCCATGTCGATTAGGCCACGTACGAAGTTGCCGACCCAGTCGAGGGCTTGGGTGGCCACTGGCAGCAGCTTCTCGCCGATCGCGATCATGAACGCGCCTAGTTGAGCCTTGGTCTGATCCAGCTTCTGGTTGAAGTTGCCCTGGATCTCGCTCCAGCCCAGAACGTTGTGCCCGGCCTCGTCAGTCGACTCCGCGATCTTGTCGATGTTCTCCAACGTCGACTTCGCGTTCTCCCCGGTCAGCATCAACGCGACGTTCATACTCGTGGCGTTGCCAGTCGCCTTCGCCAGAGCCTGCGTGTAGGTCTGCGCCGTCGTCGACCCCGACTTCAACGCCTGCGAGAACCCCTCGGCGTTGTTCCGCATCGTGACCCACTGCTGCAGCAGCGCGGCCTGGTCCGCGGGCAACGCCTTCAGGCCCTGCCTCCACTCGTTCATGGAGATCTTGCCGGTGTTGAACTGGTCCGCGATCTTCTGCAAGCTCGGAGGGAGCGCGCCGTACATCTTCTGCGCGTCCTCAGCGGCGATCTTCGACTGGTTGAACGTCTGCAACAGAACCTGACCCTCAGGCCCCATGTGCTGCATGATGGCGTCACTGATCGAGATCAGCGCGCCACTCACACCAGTCTTGCCGAGGTTCTTCGACACATCGTCCGACCGGATCCCCAACTGCGACAACTCTTGCGTCATCACGTTCGTCGGGTTCGCCAGCGACCGGATCGTGTTCGCCAGGTTCTGCGCAGCCTGATCCGCAGAGACACCGTGCGCGGTCATCTCCGCCAGGTCACCCAGCAGATCCTGCAACGGCACGTGTGCCGCACCCGCGAGTGGCGCCACAGAGGACATGGCGCCCGACAGCGCCTCGAAGTTGGTTTTGCCCAGTGAGACGGCGGTCACGAGCTTCGAAGTGACATCCGCTGCCTGCTGAGCCGGCAGGTGATAGTCCGTGAGGATGTCGGTCACCGCGTTCGCGACCGTCCCCAGTTGCGCGTTCTCCTCCTTGGCGCCCTGAGCCGCGGCCTTCAGCACCACCAAACCGTCAGCGGAGTGATAGCCCGCGGACTCGATGGTGTACATGCCGACAGCGAGCTCGTGCGACGAGATGCCGACCTGGCCGGCCATTTCCAGGATCCCGTCACCCACACCCTTGATCGCGTCGGTGCTCTCACCCGCCGACGTGACCAGCCGGGTCAGCTCAGTCTGGTAGTCGGCGGCCTCCTTCACCGCGACAGCGCCCATCGCCAACCCGACCGCGGTCACTGCAGTCACCAGCGTGGTCGCCGCACCAGCCAGCTTGCTGGTGCTCGCAGCCGACGCCTCCTGCGTGGCGGCGTTCTTCTCGGTCAAGTCCTTCTGAGTCGCCTCAGCGGCCGTCAGGGCCTCCTGGGCCTTCTGTGACCGACTGGCCTGGATCTCCGAGTTGCGCTGGGCGGCAGCCAGCTTCTCCTCGGCCGCGATGACCTGAGATGAGTCCGCCGCATACTTGACGCGGGCCTCAGCAAGCTGCTGCTCAGCGATCCGGACCTTGCCCGCCGCGGTCTCCGCCGCGGCCTGCGACCTGACCATGTTGTTCGACGCGTTCTGCGTCGCCAACACAGCCTGATCCAGCTTCGATTGCAGGGCTCGGACACCGTCGCTGGACGCTCCAGACAGGGCGTTGCCGAACGTCGAGCCGACTTCCTTTCCGACCTTCTCGACATCACCAATCGTGGAGGAACGCAGCAGGGAGCCGAAGTTCTTGACGCTGGGGATGATGTCGAGATAGACCCCACCAACAGACTTCGCCACCCTGCCGCCCCCTCACCGCTCACTGAACCTCGACCTGGGGGAGTTGTGGCGCGTCACGCCGCAACGCGGCCACGACCCGGGGATCAAGACCACCTGAGGCCATGTTGTGCAGTGCGTCATGCAGGTCCCTGACCTGCTGACGCCGCTCCGACACGGTCTCCTCGCCTGGACGTGGGATGGCTTTCGGCTTCATTGACCCGCCGTGGGCGTTGACGTAGTCGGCCCTCGAGAACGCCACCGTGTCAGCGATGTAGGCCAGGATGTGCGTCGTCACAGGCCACGGCGAGTCCGACATCGCCAACCTCGTCGCGGACTCCGCAGGCAGTTGCCGCACCAACACCACCAGGCGCCTCGACGACAACGTCCCGCGCCACCAGTCGCCGACATCCACCGAGTAGTAGCGGAGAAGATCCGCTTCGATCTCCTCCGGGTAGCTACTCAGGAGGTGGTAGGCATCTGCAGTTTTGGGTTGGCGGCCAGCTCTTCCTTCATGATGACGAGAGCGAGCTGGACGTCAGTGGACCGGCCGCCGCCCGCCAGGAGCCGGGCGTGCTGCTCCTCGCCTAGGAGGAGCTTCGCGAGAGCGGATGCCTCGGTGGCGTCCTTCAGGCCGGACTGGGCTTCCTCGTCGAGCAGCAGCGGGTTCGGGACGAGGATCACGCCTCCGTTGTCGAGCTCCAGTTCGAGGCCCGGCTCCATGCCGAGGGAGTCGAGGGCCTGGTCCCGCATCTCGGTCAGCTTGAGACGCTTACGGTTTGGGCTGGACATGGGGTGCTCCGTTCTGGCGGCTTGCGGCGGCTATCGAGGCCACGAGTTGGCCGTGGAAGAGGGAAGAAGAGGTCGGCGGCGAGCCCCTCACGCCACATGAAGTGGCGTGAGGGGTGGGTCTCCGCGCCCGACAGCCGCCAGAGTGCCGGGCGCGGAGGGTCTGTTAGGTCGGCGTCCCGACACCAGTCGACGCGGCACCGTTGCCGTTCGAGTTCACGGCGACAACCGACACGTTGTACGGCTGGCCCGACGTGAGGCCCGTGACGGTCTTCGTGGTAGTGCCAGCGGCCACCGTGAACGGCGACCCCGATGCGGACGAGCCGTCGGACACCTTGGTGACGGTGACCGTGTAGGACGTGAGCGCCGGGGCACCCGAGGGCACCGTCGCCGCGGTCCAGGAGATACCGAGCTGCCCGCTCGCCGGGGTGATGGTGAGCGCACCAACACCGCCTGGGACACCCAGCGCACGCCAGCCGGGGCCCTCACGGAGCAGCTTGATCGTGTACCCGGCGACAGTGTCCGGGTAAGCCTGGAACGTCAACGGAGTCTGAATCTCTGTCTTCGCCTGCCAGTCCTGCTTGTCCGGCTTGATCATCAGGGCGCGGGGGTAGATCTTCGCCATGAACTGGATGCCCTGAGAACCCGTGCCGCCCGTAGCCCCATCCACACCGAGGAACATCAGCGACCGGTACACCATCTGCGGCACCTTCGGCTTCACCACGTTGTAGCCGGTGACGCCCATGCTGCTCGCGCTCGACAGGGGAAGACCCCAGTACAGGCAGTCCGCGACCGGGCCCGACTGCAGCAGCATCAGCTTCGCCTGCTCGACGTCGTTGGTGACGTCGGTACGCAGCGGCTGCCGTGACTGCCACGTATTGGTGTCCGCGGTCGAGTACTGAGGCGTGAACTCCACGCCGTTTTCATCCAGGTAGCCGAGGTCCGTCCACCCGTCGGTGGTCAGCAGCGTGCTGGACAGCAGACCCGTGGACGGATCGAACGGCGAGTAGTTCGCGAAGTTGTTGCTGCTGCTGTAGTCCTGGATGTACACCGAACCATAGAGCGCCTTACGGACCTGGCTGCTCTGGCCCGGGAAGATCGAATCCCAGTATGCGCCAGCCACTAGAGCCGCCTCCTTGACAGACGGGTAGGCAGCGAAGAGCGCATGGCGTTCTTGCTGCGGAAGGGTGTTGTGTGATCGCCCCGGGGCCGGGGTCGTCTAGAGGGGTTAGGCCGCGGTGACGCGCGAGTCGATGCGCATCCGCATCACGTACCGCTGCAGGTGCTCGTCGTCATAGGACACCCAGGTCGGGCCCATGATGGTCTCGGCATGGTCGATAACCGTCGTGCCAACCGCGGTGTGCCTCAGGCGCCGCATCAACGCGTGCACCTGTGCCGCGGTGTCGTAGGCGGTGGACCGGGTCGTGTTGAACACGTCGATGTCGATCGTCGCGGCGTCAGTGATGTAGTCGTCGCTGCCGCCAGTCCGTGTCACGAGCGCGAACGGCAGTGGCGGCGTGTTCGGCATGTCCACGGACACACCCAGCAGCCCGCACTGGCCAGTGAGGTAGGCGACCAGGACAGCCTCGACGTTGGCGTACATCAGGCCCGTCCCTCAAGGAAGTCCATCGTCTTCGCGAGGATCGCCTGCTTCTCGTTGTGCTTCGACCCGAACTCGATCCAGTACGCGGTAAAGTCCGTTGCTCGGATCCTGCCCACGACCCGTGTCTTCGACGTGTGCACCTCAGCGGTGATGGAGTCCCGGTACTGGCCGGGCGTCGAGTGCTTCGTCGTCCTCGTACCCACTGGAGCGATGGACTTGGCATGCTCGGCGCCCTTTTCCGCCAGCTCCTTCAGGTACGTCACGAGGCCCGGATGCATGAGGGCCTCGGCCAGGTTCAGGGTGTACGGGTCGTCTGCCATCAGCCGGTCACCCTTCTCGCCGTGAGGATCGTGTGGCTGACCCGGCCGAACGCGTCGACCCAGGTTTGTGGGGTGCCTTGGATCTCGTACTGCAACCCATCCCACGGGGTTTTGATCGCGTCGATGACCCGAGCACCAGTGCCGCCGGGGATCCACGCGTTCCACAGGTCCTCGGCGCGGTCCACGTCGTGCACCACGTCCTCATCAGCTGACGCCGGCTGCCACGAACACCCGGACACCGATGTCTCAACTTCGATGCGTGCGGGGACACCCATGTTGTCCTTGGCGCCATCAGAGCGGGACACGAGGATCAGGGTTTGCTGGCCGAGAGGGACGGTCACGGAACCCTCCTACGCCCAGCCGTACATCGTGTACCTGCCGAGGGTTTTCTGTTCTGTGTCCCACAGGTCACAGGACTTGGCGACCCCGCCGTACACGACCTGCACCTCGCCTGTGCGCTGCGACTGAATCTTGTACGGATTCACCAGCAACCGCGCCGCCAGCGCCGTGCACACAGCCTTGATGCCCGCAGGGATCGTCGCGTAGCCGTGCGTGTAGGTGACCTGGATCGTGTCCAGATCACGAGGCCACTGCGACAAGTCAAACCCTCCACCAGGGATCAGGTAGAGGGTCCCGTTCGGCTTGACCCGGTACTGGCTCGACGGGATCGTGTTCCAGCCTGTCCCGCCGCGGTCATCGAGCCACTGCATCTGCGCCACAGAGGTCACCGGCAGCTCGGGAAGCATCACTGCGAAGCCCGGTAGGGGGTCGAGGGTGACGACGTCGTTCACGACCTGGCTCAACACCTGGCCCGTCGAGTCCTGGATCAGGGCCGTAGCGTTGTCCAGGGCCTCCTGGGCCTGAGCCGTGACCAGCGTCTGCTGAGTGAAGTTCTCCAGATCAGACACAGACGCAAACGATGTCACCCCCGGCCTCCCTACTTCGTTTCAGCGACTCGGGACGACTTGCGGGGCTTCGGCTTCCCCACAGGCGTGACGACCTTCGTGGTCGGCTCCTCCGGCTGGGATTCGCCGTCCACGTTCTCGTCGAGCGCCGGGTCACGGGACCCATCATCAGGCGGGTAGTGCCCGTACACCTGAAAGTAGGTGTAGCGGTCGCAGTACTCGGTTGGCATGTTTCACCTTCCCCAGAGGGAGAACGAGACCCCCGTGAACGACGGGGTGGTGCCGGTGAGGCCCCAACGAATCCGGCCCAGCGCGGTGAGCTGGTAGCCGTTGGAGATGTTGCCCCACACCGTCCCCGACGTGGTCAGGACAGCACCGCTGATCGCGGTCGGGTTCGACACCAGCACCCAGTTCCCGTTGCCGTCTCGGACGTCGAAGAACACCGCGAGGCCAGGGGTTGTCCCAGTCGGCGCGTTGGCGACGTTGACGACAAGGAGACCGTTCGACACCTGCGAAATATCGATCGGTCCCGCCACGCCAGTCACCAGGTTCACCGTGCCCGCGGTCACCGTGTCCGAACCCGCCCCCGTCAGCGTCAACCCCGACGCCCGGAACAGTTCAGCGGTGACCGAGGAACTAGCGCCCTCGTTGATCGGGCTCATCGCGACTCCTGTTCGAGAACCAGGGTGTGGTGCCCGGCATGGCGGTGCCGGGCACCACACCACGAGGGGATCAGGAGGTCGAGGTCGCCAGCTTCACGAGCTCGAACGCCTGCGGCCTGTACACCGCCAGCGCCAGACGGCTCGTCGCACGGACCGACACCAGGCCCTGCTCGAAGTCGGTCCCGTTGGTGTTGACCATCTCCACGGTGATGCCCTTGCTGCGGAACAGCTGTGCGTTCTCCTTGAACGAGCCCACCAGGATGTAGCCCTGCGGGATCACCGGGGTCACCACAACCCGCTTTCCCCAGAGCGACTCGCCGGCGTTCTGCGGCTGCCCATAGTCCGCCCCGAAGAACGAACCGCCCAGGTACTGGTTCTGCGAGTCCTTGCCCAGCCGGATCGTCTGCCAGTCATACGGGTTCACCACGAAGGCGTCCGGCTCGCAGAACGCCGCGAACCGGATGTCCGTGAGGGCACCGAACAGACCATCAGCGATCTGCACCGCGGTCGCCGGAGTGTTCGGGGTACCCGCCTCACGACCCCACGTGATGGTGGAGACGGTGGCACCGGTCTCGCCAGCACCCGGGGTGCCGCCAGCGGGGAACGTCAGGCCGCCAGTGATGGTGACACCACCAGCCGAGACACCGGGGGCGACAGTGAACCCGGAGGTGCGGGCCAGCAGGCCGTTCACGCCCGGGTAGCCGGAGCCGGCGAGGAGCTGCACCTCCTCCTGGCGCTGGACACCGAACACGAGCCGGTTGTTCAGGAACGACACGTACTGCGAAGCGTCCTGCAGCATCTCGTCGGTGATCTTGTGGACGTTGGTGACCTTGCCAACCTGCTCCTGAACGCGCGCGATGGCGTCCGTGGAGTACGGCATCGTCGCGCCTTCACCCGTGGCCGCACTGGAGTTCGTCCACGCAGTCTCCTTCAGGTAGGAGATCACCGGGCTGTCGGTGGCGCCCTGCGCGAACAGGTCAGCGATCGTCAGCGGAAAAAACCGCTGCTCCACGATGCCCGGCAGGAAGTTCGGCAGGATCGACGGGCCAGCAGTACCAGCCAGGAAGTAGCCCGACAGAGCCGAACCAGCGGACGTGCCGGACGTCGACTCACCCATCATGTTCGTCGCGCCCTGGGTCTTCAGACCCACCGTGGTCATCGCCGAGTAGCGGCCACCACGGGACGCCAGTGCCTTCTGGTAGGCCGGGTCGTTCACGACCTGCTCGCCGAGCGAACGCCGCTCGATGGCAGCACCCTGGTTCTCGGGCTCCTCGGCGGAGCCGGCGCCAGTCATCAGCGCGCGGGCCCGCTCCAGGTTCTTCAGCTCAGCGCCGATCCGCTCGGACTCGGCCTGCAGCTTGTCCAGCCGCTCACCCTTCTCGGCCGCGGTCAGGTCAGTACTGTCCATCACGGACTTGACCTCGACACCCAGCTGCCGGGCGGCAGTCTTCAACTCGACTTCGTTAGCCATTACAGCCATCCCTTTCGCGTGTTGTTGAGGTGCCCGGCCAGAGCTGGCGGCGAAAGGGACGTCGCCGGACACCCGATGAGTCACTGCAGGGCGTGCGCCTGCACTTCGATCTGCAATGCACGAGCCCGGAGCGCGACCTCATCGGCGGACACGGCAGCGGCGGACTTGACGTCGGCGGCTGCGGGATCGGCGGACTTGGCGTCGTCCTTGGGGCTATCCCCAGCCAGCTCCACGAGAGAGTCCGGCGGGTCTTCCTTCAACTGGCCGTACAAGGCGATCAGCGTCTTCGCCGCGGCCTTCTTCTCGTCGTCGGAGGCGTCTACACCCCCGCGACCACCCGCGAGTGCCGCCGCGGCGGCGTGAACCGCGTTGCGGTTCACGTCCCCGTTCGGCTCCTTCACGGGAAGCTTGTAGTCGGCCTTGTCCTCTGATGCCTCAGAAGGGCCGATCAGGCACGAGGCCCGGTACTGCTCGAGCGTGAACCGAGACGCGGACCCATCCCAGTCCTCATCGGAGATCGCCTTGGCGCCCACAGACTTGCCTGTGGCCTGCTCCTGGGTCTGCTCGTCAGGCTCACCAGTGCCCTCAGGGACCACGCTGGTGACGATCGTGACGTCCGTGACCTGGTCACCGAGCACGACCTGGTTGCCGTCGTCGGTGAACGTCCGCGACAGGGAGTCCCCGTTGAGGCAGTACACGATGGTCCCGGACTGGGCGTCCTCGTCGAGGAACGTGGCCTGCAGATAGGTCCAGTTGTCGCCATCCTCCTCGCTGTAGATGTCCGCGAGGACATCGGAGATCCGGGCCTGAAGATCCTCCACGGAGTTCGACAGGGCCTTCGCAGCCCGCGCAGGCCTTTCCGGCTGGACCCCGGTCTTGGCCGTCTCGGCGGCCTGGCTCAGCTCGGCAAGGGCAGCGCCAGACAGTGCACCGGCCACCGCGAGCCTCCTGGTCGCAGTGGGCATAGCGAACTTGTCCAAGTCCTGACCGGGGGGCACGTTGATGACGACAGCGGACTTGTTCGCGCCGTCCATCGCGCCCGTGTCCGCGTTCACCGCGTCAGCACCAGAGCACGACGCCCCCAAGTCAGCTGCGGCATCGTGGATCGCCTGGATCTGCTTCGCGTCCCTCGCCGAGTTCCTGGCCCCAGCCTTCGCCGTCACATCCAGTCCCTTGCTCTCGAGCACGACCGTGTCCCGGTTCGACGGGATCGCGACGAACGCGCCGTTCAGCAACTCCCGCTTGACGACGGTCTTCCCGTCCTTCTGCTCCTTGCGGGTCATGAACGTCACCGACGTGTTCCGCACATGCCGCTCGTTCACCAGCGTCCGCACGTCCTGGGCCAGCCTCAGGCTCGAGTACGTGCCCCGAACATGCAGGTTCCCGTCATCCTCGATCGTCGGAACACCACTGCCGATGGTCTTCTCCACCGTCATCGCGTGATCGATGTCGAAGTTGATCCAGTCCGGCAGGTCATCCCACTCGTCGTGACGCAGTACCTCCCCGTCCCGGTCCTTGCTCTGCGCCGAGAGGATGACGTGGAACGAGCCGTTGGGCTGCTCGGCATCGTCATCACCAGGCTCGATGGACGCGACGGCCTTGGTCATGATGTTCATTGGGTCTTCCTCTCGGCGAGCGCCAAGTCATCAAGGACCGCGGCACGCTCACTTTCATCGACCGAATCGAGTAGTTCCCTGGACACATCCGCGAGAGCCTTACCCCGCCCCAAGCGGCCCATGATCGAGCGGTAGTACTTGCCCGGCCTCTGCTCCGGTGGAGGAGCAGCCGGCGCGGGGGGAGTGGGCGGCTTCTCCGCGCCAGCCGGTTCAACCGGCGCCCGCTCAGGCGGATCCTGCGCATCCTCATAGGTCTGCGGCACCAACTCGGCGCCCGGCCCCGACACCGCGATGTACTCCCGGATCGTCCCCAGCGGCTGCATCGCCGAGTTGGCGTACAACCGGTTCGTCACGGCACCCGCGTCGTTCAGGTCGAACCACGGCCGCACCTCAGCCGGTTTCGCGATACCGTTCGTCACCAAGCTCACGGCTGTCTCCGCGCGGGTCTCGATGTTGCCGCGCAGCACCTCGTCCACCGCGAACCGGGCGAACAGGTTCCCGATGAACTCCGGCTTCAGTGAGGAGTCCAGCAGCGACTCCAGGTCCTCGATGACCGGCGCCATCGAATCCCGGTAGAACGAACGCATCTGCTCGGTGATGTTGCTGAACGTCGCGTTGTCCGTGATCTGCAGGACCGGGGGCGGCATGTCGAACACGCCCGCGACCTCTTCACGGTTGAGGCGTCGAGACTCGATGTACGCCATATCTTCGGCGTCGAGCTGGATCGGCATCGCCGTCATCCCGGATGGCAGGACGATCGTCGACCCCGCGTTGTCGCTGCCCGAGTGGATCGCATCGAACTCGGCCTTGATCCTCTTGCCGATCTCCGGCTTCACAGCCTTGTCGATCGACAGAGCCAGACTCGGGCGGCCCATGTTCCGCCACCACGCCGCCATCGCACGACGTGACGAGTCCTCGTTCATGATCGTCGACCGCAGCGGCTCCAGCAGAGACCAACCGCGCATCTCCGTGTCCGGGTTGAACCGCAGCCACGCCACGACATCCGTCGCCGGCGCCTTCAAGTACCCGTACGTCGCGGTACCCAACGTGAAGATGTACTGAAGGTCCCCGGCCTTCGCACCATCCCACTCGCCATCCTGCGCGGCGCGCTTGATGAACGTTCGCGACGGATGCATCGGAAGCAGGTACTTCACCAGGCCCGTGTCAGGGTCCCGGAGCTTGTACAGGAAGGCCTCACCGTAGATGTCGTACGTCGACACCACCCAACGCCAGAACGCATACTGCGACAGCCACCAGCACGGCTGACGCAGCAACTGCGCGTACTCCGACGTCGTGTCCAGGTTCTGGCCCGTGTTCGGCGAGTTGTCCCACACGTTCAACGACAGGCGCGCAACCGCATTCGCCCGCTTGTTCACCGCCGCCGCGACCCACGGCTGGCTCTTGTAGATCTCCGCGTAGTAGGCGAACCGCTTCTCCAGCCACATCCCGTCGTGGGCATAGAAGTAGCCCGTCGCCATCACAGGCGTCGTCTCACCCAACGCCTGCGGCGCGAGAGGCACCACCTGGCCGTTGTTCAGCAGCACAACCTCACCCCACGTTCGGCACAGTGCGCTGCAGGTACGCCACATTGCGACGCGCGATGTACAACTCGCCCCGCGCTGGACGCTCCACACCGTCAGACAGGACAGCCACATCCGTGAAATGCATCGACGTCCGATCGGCGTCAACAAGGACAGCGGTGAACGTCGGCCCGGAAACCGGGGTCACCACGAACCGCTCCCTCACGACCTGCTTCACCAGACGGTCACGCCCGAACACCGCGGCTCCCTCCACACATCGACGGTCGCCAGCAGGTCAGGAGCCAAACGTTCAGTTGTAGACAGCGAACCCGTCGTACTCGAACTCGTCGCCGACCGTGTCACCGCGAGACATCAACGCGTTCGCCGCCATCGCCGCCGCCGGCACCGCATCGATGCGCTTCGCTGACGCGCCACGATCCGGCTTGTCCGGGCGGATCAACGCCGGGTCGTACGGGGCCTTCCGCACCTCAACCGAGTCGAAACACCAGCGGGCCACAGGGTTCCCGTGATGCCGGAACCGCTCGTCCTTCACCCAGCCCATCACCATGTCCATGCCCGGCGACATGTGCGTGTACGTGTTCGTGTACACCACGATGCTGCCCTCATCCGGATCCAGGTTCGTCCGGACCGACAACTCCTGCACCACCGGCATCGACGACCACTGGTCACCGTCAGCCCCGAGGATGTCGAACAGCGCAGCGTCATCCTCGACATCGGAGTAGATCCGCTGATAGTCAACGACGTTCCCGTCAGTGACCGTCACCCAGCCGTCACGGACCCACCGCGACATCTGGCCATCCGTGTGCTTGTCCAAGAGTGGCAACGCCGCCTCCGGCAGCCAGAACCGCCACAGCACGTCCACCCCACCATCCCCATCCGGGAACAGCAGGCACCACGCTGTGAGGTCGAACTTCGCGGCCAAGTCGAACCCGACCCAGCACTCCCGGCCCGCCAAAAACTCACGCCCATGCTCCAGCGACGGCCACAGCTCGCCAGCCGACGCGTCATACAGGTGCATCGGCATCCACCGCGACGCCTGACCCACCCACTGGTTCAGACGGAACTGCCGGAAGCTGTTCTCCTGCGCCGGGTTGTTCCGAGCCTCCTGCGCCTCCTGCCGCATCGCCTCGATGCTGAGGAAGTCACCCAGCGCCGGGTTCGCGAACGGCCACGTCGACTCATCAAACGGGTCCGCATCCTGCGGCGTGTTCCGCAAATACACGAACACGTGCGCCGCCCGCCCCGGATCCTCCGCAACACGCTGCATCTCCGCGTGCATCTGCCCCGCAAACCCAGCCGTGTCACTACCCGCCGTCGTCGCCGCGATCATCAACGGCTGCCGGCGAGCACCCGAACCCATGCCGGTGCGCATCGCATCCCACATCGCCCGATCACGCCACGCCAAGATCTCGTCCGCGGCCACACCCGACGGGTTCGAACCCAACGCGCCCGCGGCATCAGCGGCGATCACCGCGTACACGCTCGCCGTCTTCGGGTCGATGATCCGCTTGTTGTGGTCCTTCACCTGCAGGCGCTTCGACAAGATCGGCGACAGCTGCACCATGCGCTTCGCCACGTCGAACACCAGCGCCGCCTGATCCCGGTCCCTGCCGACACCGAACAGCTCCGCCGACTCCTCACCATCAGCGACCAGCAGGTACAGCATGATCGCCGCGAGTAGTTCGCTCTTGCCGTTCTTGCGCGCCAGCTCGATCCACGCGATCCGATACCGGCGGACATACGACTCCTGCTCGCCAGACCACACAACCTGGCCGAACAGTGGACGCACGATGTCGTCCCGCTGCCAGTCACACAAGATGAACGGCGTGCGGGCGTACCTGCCTTTCGTGTGCAGGCAGATCTCCTCGATAAACGCCTGCGCGTGATCAGCCCGCGGCTCACAAAAATGCTCCCCACGCCGCCGGCAAGTCACCCCATCCAGCGTGTAGCCACACGCTGGCGGCAACCCGCTAGCTGAGGAGCCGCTCGGCGCCCGACGCCCGCTCATCGCCGCCGCCAATCGACAACTGAGCCCGATCGCTCGGAGTCAGCCCGAACCGGCCGCCCAGCTTCACCATCGCGTCGATGCTGTCCCGCATGATCTGCCAGTACGGAGACTTGATCTCCCCGCCCGCAGCGCCCCGTCCAGTCAGGCCGTAGGTAGTGAGGTGCTCCGACGCCTCCCGGAACGTGCCTGCCGCCACACAGTAGGCAGTGAACGCGTGCACATCCCACGCCGTCAGAACATGCTTGACAATCAAGTCCGGCGCCAACAGGTCCCACGCTGCCCGCGCGTACTCCGTCAACTCCTGCGTCGGCTCGATCCGCTCCTCCGCAGGCTGCGGCTCAGCAGTGTTGATCCGGTACGGCCGCTCCCCGTGCAGGACCCGGAGAGCATTCGGCTTAGGCGCAGGACCCCGCTTCCCCATGGAACGACCTCCGCTTGTCCTGTGCCCGCACGTTGCACCCGAGGTGAGCGGCCTGCACGTTCTCGTAGGTGTGGCTCCCGCCGCGAGACAGCGGCACGATGTGGTCGAGGCTTGGTGAACCAGGGTTGGGCCACGACAGCGTGTAGTCGATGTGCTCGTTGCACAAACCGCACACCCAGCGGTCCCGAACAAAGACCTTCAGCCGGTCAACCCGCTCCACTGCAGTCTCGGCGCAGCGGATGCGGCGAGTGTGGTTCTTCGCCGCGTCACGCTCCGCCTTCTTCGCCCGCAACGCCAGCGCGGAGCACTCAGGCGAGCAGTACGCCTTGCACCTGGACGACGGGAACTCCGTGCCGCAGATACCGCACGGCATGAACGTGCCAGCCGCCCGCCTGACCCCTCGACGCAGCCGGGCGTAGTTCAACGCACACTCGTCAGAGCAGTACCGGCGCTTGCGGCCCACGAAGGTGTAGCAGCTACCGCACATTCCGCATGTGGACGTGCGCTCCACGCTGGTAGGTAAAACCTGCCGGGCCTTCTGGACTGGGTAGTGCGCCCGCTTCCGACACTGAGCCGAGCAGTACATGTTGGGTCGACCAGTTGCTTGGCGACGTTCATACGGTTCCAGGCAGAAGGTGCACTGTGCGACGTCGCCTACCTCGTGCTTGCGCTTGGGTGTGGACGGTCGACACGACGGCGAACAGTAGACAGCCCCTCGGCCCTTGCCTTCCCCCTTGACTGGCAACGGGTTCTCGCACCCGACCACCCCACAAACGCCGCTCATCAGCCCATTTTCCCTGCCCTGGGACCTATTTTTTAGTTTCGGCGCGGGTGATTCTGGGGCCAACATCCTTGGATACCCTTGCAGCCATAAGGCAGCCCAACATGGCGGTGCGTAGCCCATTTGGAGTAGAGATTTCTCGGTACCCTATGGGGTCTATGTCCGATTCTGCATGTTCACCCGAATGGCGGGTTGCAAAAATATCGGAGCCGCGCTAAAGGGGGGGCCTGACCTCCCACCTGTGTCAACCACAGCCCTCAGGGGCCCCAGGGGAGGCCAGTGGCAGCCCCTAGACCACCAGGGCAGGCAGGCACTCAAGGCGCCCGAGGGGACGATGTGGCGCCCGACAGCGGGCATCCTGTCCAGTGCTCGCCCTGCCCTGCTGGTGTCCACCCCTGCGGGTGTAGTGCGGGGCGGGTGCTTGTGGTGCGCGTGCTGTCAGGACCGGGGTGTAGTGGTGTTGGTGTGGCGTGCGCCAGCCAGTGCGGGCGGGATGCGCCCAGTGGTGGCAGCGAGGATGGCGGCCTGTCGCTCCATCATGCTGACTGCAGGTTGCCTGCGGTAGCCATCATGCACGCCCCGGCTGGTGCCAGGCGCCCGCACGGGCACGTTCAGCCTGTTGGACCCTGGCGTCAACCAGGCGCCCCACCTCGTGTGAATCGGGTGAACTGATGACGATGTACGTGTCGTTGCTGTGGCACGAGCAGACGCAGGGCCTGTCCTTGGGTTCGATCACGCCACCCTCGGCGTACACGGTGGGCTGCTGCTCGGTCACGCCGGGATCGCCTTCCTGCAGTGCATGCTGCTCGGAGCTGGCTGCACCTGGCTGGTGTACCAACGGAAAGAAGATTCTGGGTGCAGCTGCCCTCATGGCTTCGAACGTCTCGCGGGGCAGTCGGGCGACGAGCTGGCCGTCAACCTTGTAGAGGTCGACCGTGTTCGGTGCGGCGTGGGGAATGAGCGCGTGGAACAGGGGCCGCTGGGGTGTTGGCTTGCGCTTCACGCTGCACCATCGACGGTGATGCCATAGCCGACGGCGATGTCCTTGAGGGTGGCGCAGGGCCAGGGCTCGTAGTCGCCGTCTTGCTCGCTGATGCAGTGGTCGCAGCCGTTGCCCATGGTGCAGGTGGCGCAGTACTCGATGTCGCGGAGCCCGTCGGGGCTGGTGTCGTCAGCGGCTATGCCGGTGCCTGGCTTGTGGCGGACAATGATGCGGCGGTCTGCCGTGCAGCGGCGGAGTACGGCGAGATCCGGGCTCGGTTTCGCGTTGCATGTGGTCAGCCACTGTTCGTGGGTCAGTGGGCACCTGCAGGGGTCTTCGTAGTAGACCGGGCCACTGGTTGTCTGGCGCGTGAAGCAGCTTCTGGTGACACCATCATGGCGAGACCAGGTACCGAGTGTCGCGGTGCAAACAGGGCATTTGGCCAGTTCGGGTTGACCCAGTGTCGTTTTGGCGTTCTCGGACCGCTCGACGCTTGCGATGGCGACGAGGATGCGGTGGGTCAGGTCTGATGCTGGCGGCATGATTTGACCTTCTGAATCGAGTACCTTCTCGACAAGTTCGGCACTTACGTGATCTTGCATGGGGTGCTGACTGCTTACCGCTCCCGCCCGAACCGGTGTCCGGGCTGCAGCCGTGCGGTCTGTGCGTTATGGCAGGCAACACACAAGCCCCGCCCATGCTGCGGGTCGTTGGGGTCCGCGCCCGCGGCGACGAGTTCCCGCCGGGACTTCGGGTAGTGGTCGGCGACCACGGCAGGTTCCCCGCAGAGAACGCACAGTGGGTTCTTCTCCAGGACCCCGGCACGGAACCGGTTTCGGTGCTCTGTCCCATAGCCGCGTTGTGTGGCGTCTCCGCGTTTGCTCTCGGAGAGCTTGCGGACTTGGGCGTGGCAGCGGCGGCAGCGGCCGACGGTGGGTTGCCCGCAGCGTCCGCATCGGCGGGGCGGCCGGTTAGGCACCGGCTTGGCTGGCTGGCGGGTCGATGCGCTGCTCGATGGTGGTGCCGTCGCCGAGGTGCCAGGTGATACCGGACAGCTGATAGTCGCGATACTGGCCGTCGATGTGGCTGCTCGTGTAGATCGGCGTCATCGACACCGCACCAGCGGGGGCGTCGGGCATGTACACGTGGAACGTGGTGGTGTGGAGTTCCTGGCCGCGTGGGCTCAGGATCGTGGCGCCGGCGGGGAGCCTGAACAGATCGGCGAGGATCGTGTTGTTGCAGCGGAGCTCGACGACATGCCCGGGGTGCGGCTGCTGGTCGCAGCGTGGGTGGTGGCCGTTGGGGGCGCCGATGCGGAGGTCGACGGCCCACCTGTTGCAGTCGCAGGAGGTTGGAGCCTCAGTGTCGGGTGCGGCGTGCCTAGGGGTCGTCACTAGCTTCCCCCGTGGCCGTCGTTGTCCCGCGTGTAGCGGTCAGCTTGCTCTGCGGTCATGACGTACTCGCCATCAGCGTGAGCGTGGCTGGCGCGGACTATCCCGATCCCCGGAGGTAGATGGCCGCCGTTGTCGTAGTGGCGTTGCTGTTCAACCGGCAGCTCGGTCGGCTCTGCCAGGACTTCACCCCTGAGCAGCTCTCTTTGCTCGTCGATGCGGCGAATGGTGACCACAAGCCTCTTCGGTACCGCGAACACGACCTTGTTGTCGCTGTCCTTGAACTGCAGCAGGTCGTGGGCCTGCTCGCCGCTCATGCTGAAGTAGGCGGCGTGGACCTTGGTCCGTTCCGCGTTGCCGCCGTTACTGAAGTAGGTGAGCTGCCACGTGCGCATCGGGGGAGTCTTCTGCTCGGTCATGGTTGTTCCCGTGGTGGTTGAGGTTGTAGGCGTCGAGCCAGTGGTGCAGGTTGTGGTCGATGGTCCAGCCGCGTGCGACCTGCCGGGCTGCAATGCTCATCGCCGCCCGGGTATCTGGGTCGGCGAGTGCGCGGAGCGCTGTGGTCCAGTCGTGCGGGTACTTCACGAGCCACCCGGTCTCGCCGTGGGCCACGGTGTCCGCGTACGGGCCGAAGTCGGAGGCGATGACGGGGATACCGAGGGCGCCAAGCTCACGAACCCGCAGGTCGGACTTGGACCGGTTGAACACGCCAGGCCTGAGTGGCGCGAGGCCGATGTCGAAGTCGATGTACCGCAGGTAGTCCTCGACCCCAGGCAGCCAGTTACTGTGCCGTGCCCGGTTCGGGCGAGCAGTGAAGTAGGCGCCGATCGTGTGCAGCTCGACGTCGGGGTTGCGGTCCACGAACCGTTTCACGGCGGGCGCGCACTCGTCCCAGTCTTTCAGGTGGCTGTAGCCGCCGGCCCAACCGACCGTGAGGAGGTCGTTGGTGACGGGCGGCTGGTGGTCGAGCATCCACGAGTCGACGCAGTTCGGGACGACGGCGACGTTCGAGTTGAACTTCGAGGCAACCTCGGCGAGCGTCGCGGTGGACACGGTGACGAGGTGGGCTGCGGCGATGTTGCGTTCGAGGTCCCGCAGAGCCTGCTGGTTGTACACGGAGAATGCGGGTTCGTTGTGGGCCTCGATGTTCCACATGTCGTCGTCCAGGTCGAGTACCAGCATGCTGTCGCTGTGCTCGGCGAGGTGCTGCCAGGTTCGTGTGGATCCTGGGTCAGCGAGTCTCTGCGCGACGATGACATCGGCGGTGGAGTCGTGGAGCACGTCCAACGGCAGTACGCGGCCGTAGGTGGCGTCGAAGCCACGCGAGGCGAGCGCCTTCAGCGGCACTTGGATCCGGTAGTGGCCGCAGCCTGATGTGTCCTCTTGCCAGCCGAAGATGCGGGTCACGGCGTCGGCCCACTCGGCGCCTCGGTGGCGTAGCGGATGCCGCGAACCGAGATGGGGTCGGGGCGCCCGTCGTGGTGGTAGACGAGGTGCAGCGCAGTCGAGCCCGCCGGCGCATCGGGGGCTTCGATCCCGAACGTGACGAGCCCGGTGTCGGGGTCGACGTCGGCGGAGATAACGCGAGTGTGGAGCGGCAGGTGCAGGAGGCGGTGCAGCATCTGCCCGGAGATCTGGAACTCGATACCCGGCTGCTCGGGCTGCTCGCTGGGTTGCTGCTGCGGGTTGCCGGTGCGGGCCCGATGCTGGGTGCGGGTGCGTGTCACTGCTTCTCCTCGTCGGTCGAGGACTTGATCTCGAGGAGACGCGGGTAGAGCGTGAGGGTGACCGCGGTGAATGCACTCTTGCCTGCATCGCCCGCTTTGATCTGGATGCCGTCTTCGGCGATCAGGCCGACATCGACACCGTTGATGTAGACGTGACCGGGGAGCAGCGGGCCGGATGCGGGCCCATTGGGTTCGATGATCTCGATGTGTGCACCCGTTGCTGGCGGCTGGGGCATCGTTCCTCCTGGCGGACATCTGTGCAGATGGTTGCGCTACCCCTTGAAACTTCACTACGGGCGTAGCATACTTACAAGTGAAGGCTCGAAGTGAGGAGGTCCACGATGGACGCCATCGTCAAAAGCGCCGGAGGTCCGACCGAGGCTGTCGTATGGACTGCCAAGAACCTCGTTGGCCTGAATGCCAGCGACGACTCCTACTACGACATGCTGCTCACCCCGGAGCAGGCTGAAGCCCTGGCTCAGGCGCTGCTCCTCAAGGCCGCCGAGGCTCGACACGCGACGGAGAACCAGTGACCAGGAAACTGCTCACCACTGCCGACATCGCAGAACTGCGTGGGCTGGCCAACGCCGCCGTCGCCCGCACCTGGATTAGGCGTGTCGGTCTCAAGGCGGTCGACCGCGATCCCGTCACCGACGCCAAGCTCTACGACCAGGGCGAGGTTCAGGCAGCGGCTAAGTCGATGCCTGGCAAGGGCGTTGGTGGCGGCCGTCCAAGTCAGAAGTCAGTGGGCGCAGCCCAGGAGGAGCCAGGCAAGTAGATGCCCCCAGGGCGCCGGTACTGCTTGCCCATCACCGGGAGCCACGCGCCCGGGGCGAGCTCGGGGTCGTGCGGGGCGTAGGCGTTCCACATGCTCGTCTTGAAGTCCGCGAGCCCGGATGGCTCGCTGGGGTAGGCGATGTCGTCGCGGATCGCGTACCCGAGATACTCGTCGCGGCGGACCCGGGTGTTGCCGGAGGCGTCCCGGTCGGCCATGGCCGCGAGGATCGCGCCCGCCGTGTGGTCGACGTGGTCCCGGTTGGGTGCGGGGTCGCGGTGGCCGAGGGTGTTCTGGGTGCGGATGTAGTCCGGGGCCACGTCGGTGATCAGCGCGCTGAGCATGGCGACGAACGCGGCCTGCGTGTAGCCGGGGCGGCCGTCGATCGGGTTCGCGATAAACGCGGGGTCGTGCAGCATCCGGTACAGGTCCCCGGTCGGGTCCTCCGGAGCCGCGGCGGCGTGGATGAACGTGAACACCAAGTGCAAGTTCGTGCCGTTGAGCTGGTTGGTGGCGACCTGGTGGCCATTCCACGTCTTCAGCTGGTACGTCCAGGAGTTTGGCATGCCACACGCCTCGGCGTAGGCGGCGCGCGCACCCTGGATGCGCATGTCCGCGTAGTCCATGCCGCCGTAGGTCTTCCCCGTCCGGTACGGAACCTCACCGGCGGTGAGGTACACCGTCCACACGGTGCGGCCGTCGAAGATGTCGCCCCACAGGTCGGGGTTCATGAACAGGAGGTCATCGTCCTGGTGGGCGATGAACTGGATGGCGGTGGTCACGGATTCCCCTCGGCAGGTGGGTCGGCCGCCGCGGGGGCACCCGCGCGGTCCCGCGGCGGCCAGATCAGGTGCACGTCAGCAGACGTGCAGGAACAGGTGGACGAACAGCAACAGCACCCCAGTCACCTCCCCCCCGAGGTGGATCGGTCACTCCTTGTCGGTGAGGAGTGCGACCTGGTGCCCGTAGCGGGCAGCGAGGTGCTGGCAGTACCAGTCACCCTCTCGGACCCTGACCTGACAGGTATCGCAGCTGGCGATCACGTCAGCGGGAGTGATGCTGATCGGGAGGACGGCGCCGCGGGTGGTGCGAATCGGCACTGTCATCTCCTCACGTGTGGTGGCGCGCGATCGCGGCGTTGGCCCGGAACATGCAGTCCTCGAGGTGCTCGATCGCGAGGTCCCGGTCATCGCAGGGCGGCACAACGTCGAGCAGGTGCCGGGCCAGGGTGCGACAGAGTGAGCGCACCGATTCGTGGGCTGCTCGACGCGTGTAGCTGTCAGCAGGGTGGTGGGCGAATCGGTGCTCAATGTCGTCGTGAGCAGCGGAAGTCAACGAGATCCCCAGGGTGAAGTGGTTAAGCGCGTGGCCCGAGTGGCTTGTGCTGGCCGGTGTCAGGGTCGATGCCCAGGGAGTCGGCGAGGACACGGATCAGGCGGTTGGTGTCGTCCACTGTGGTGGCTATGTGGACTTGCGCCTGGTGGTCGGCGTCGGCCTTCGCGTCCCGTTTCGCGTCGGCCCGGTTCGCCGCGCCTTGCAGGACGGGCAGCGCCCACGCCTGAAACCAGGAACTGAAGATCACTGAAACGGCCAGTTTCACCGAGTCCGGTGCGGGCAACGTCAACAACGGCACGAGGAACGTCACCCAGAACAGGGCCATCGAGCCGAGGACGCTGGACGCGATCCGGGCCACCATGAGGTTGAACCGATTGGTGGCCTGTCTGGTGGCGAGGAACTCACGAGGGTGCGGGACCTGAGGGTGCACCACCACCCCCGGTGTCACTCTCGACAGCAGAAATCCTCAGCACGCTGGCTGAGGATTCTGGGCACAGATGTGGCTAGAACAAGCATGGACTGTCCAGGTTGAATGGTCAAGTTTGGTGGCGTTGGGCGCGTCGCTGCCTCATTTCGGCATCCACGTTCTCCACGTCACCAACCCTGACGCGGAGGCGCCCATCGGAACCGGGGTGAGCAGTGAGTCGCTGGTCGCGCCTGGCCCACTTGTAGATCATGTCCCGGCTGCGGCCGACAAGCTCGGCGGCCACGTCGAGGGTGACCAGGTCGTTCTCCCCGTGGATCGCGACAGTGGGAAGGAGCCACTGCTGCCCGAACACCTCCGCCTGCCGGTCGAGGTGTGCGCAGGTATCTGGGTCCACGAGCTGGAGGGCACGCCGGTACTCGCGTGCGATGGCGCGGGCGGCGTCCAGGGCGGTGTCGCCGGGGATGGGCCACCGTCTCGGCTTGATCACGCCGCGTCGTGTTCGTAGGCGCGGGCCAGGATGCGCGACAGGTTGTCGTAGTCGTCGAGCGTCATCCTGTGTCGGCAGCGGCGGCAGTTGATGTGACTGTCGCCCTCCTGACGTTCCAGGCTGAGCCGAGAGCACGCCGGGCACGGGGTCCAGAGCCGGTCGGATCGGTGAGAACGGCCAGCGAGCGCCTCGACACGGTCATGCAGGCCGAGAAGTGCCAGGCCCCCGTCGACACCGTCCTCCTCGACAACGACACGCGCGTCCCCGGACCAGCGCATCACGGCGGTCATCGGCAGGTCGAGGAGCGCGGGCCAACTGTCGAGGAGCACATCAACAGAGCGTCGCGCCCGGTAGTTGGGGCGGCCACCGATGTGCAGGTAGGTTCCGGCGCGTTCGGCGACAGGCCACGCCCATCGTTCAAGTTCATCGACGAGGGCGGCTTGGAGGGCTTCGACGTTGAGGCGGATGGGGACGGGTAGTTCCCGGGTGCCCCCGGTGGGTTCGGTGAGGGGGTTGGCGCCTTTACCGAGGAGTTCGCCGAGCTCGTCGTAGTCCGCGAGGGCCTGTTCGATGGCGCGGCGCACGGTGTCGGTGTCCATGCGGCAGAGGCCGCTGGGGGCCGTTGCCCAGTCAGGGACGCGGGCGCGGGTGGTGCCGTCGTCTGCGGTGTTGGTGTAGGTGCGGGCGTTGGTGCAGTGGGTGCCGCGGCGGCAGCGGAGTGTGTCTTCGGTAGTCATGACAGACCTCTCTGACTGGTGGTGGCGGCTGGCGACCTAGGCCACTGACTGGGGTGGACGTTGGAGAACGGGTCAGGCGCCGATCGCGACCAGCAGTGCCGCGACGCCCGCGAGGACGGCGGCAGTGACCCCGAGGATCAGTCCGGCGCGTCCGCTGATGAGGTAGGCGAGCGCGAGTGCGAGGACGGCTACGGGGATGAGTAGGGCGCGGAGCATGGGGTTCACGGGGTCTCCTTCGTGTGGGTGTTGAGCCAGGAGCGTTGGACGCCTCGAATGGAGACATGGACCTCGGCGGGCCGGGTGTAACGGTCGTGCTCTATGGACGTGTACTGCTTCTCGTGGCCGGTGGTGAGGTTCACTGCGACTGGGACGACGCCGTGCTCATCCAGTTGGTCGGCGAACTCGGTCAGGGCTGCGGCGAGTGCACGCAGCGGGTTCGGCAGCGCATTGATCCGCTGCGCGAGGTGATCCTCGAGGCCGCCCACAGTGGATTCTGGGGAGCCAACCACGAACGGGCTCTCCACGGGAGACGGTGCTTCCGGGAGAGTCTGCCGCCACACGTGTCGGGCCGCCATCGTGGTCTCAAGGAGCTGATCGGACCCGACAGGCCAGGGCGGGGTGGTCCACTCGCGGCGGGTCTGGACAGCGAGGAGTTCGGGGTTGACGTCGTCGTGGGGGATCACGTGGTCTCCTCGGGGCGGGTGTCGCGGTGGCGGCCGGAGCCGGGGCAGGTGGCGCCTTTGGGTTTGCCGGTTCGGCTGTGGCGTTCGGTGCGGTGGGGTGCGAGGTATCCGGTGTGGCGGTCCACGACGATCCCTGGGCGGTGGCAGAAGTTGCAGCACGCCAGTTCGGGGCCGGTCACCGTCGCCTACCGGGGTTGATGCTGCGCGGAGCACGTTGTTGTCGAGCGGGTCCGGTATTGCGGTTGCGATGGAGTTCGAGCGCATGAGCGCGAGCATCGACCTCGTTGTGGTTCATGGGCTTCTCGGTCAGCAAGCCGAGGAGGCCGCGGGAGGCCACGTCGGCCGCTGTGGCCATGCTGGCAATTGCGTTCCTGATGGCCTGTTGGAAGCCGTGGATGTCGAGTGTGACGTCGATGGAGATGGCGTTCGTGAGGCGTCCGATTGGGCTTGCGAGTGCCACACCCTGGAGCCGCTGCCACTCGTACTGGCAGACATCGTTGCAGTAATACTCGGACGGTCCGTCAGAGCGGAGTTCGGCCTGGCACCAGCCGCAGACGGGCGCGGTGACCTGGTCGATGGCAGCGATGATGTCCGGGGTCACGTCTGCTCCTTGTCGCGCTCAGCTACCTCACCGAAGTAGTGGTCCCACATCGCTTCGAAGTTGAACTCGTCGATGTGGAAGGTGACCTTGGGCAGTGGGGCGAACCACCGCTGTCGATAGACGCAGTTCTCGATGCGCATCGGGTCGCGGAGTCCGAGTCTCCGCGCGGTGCCGGGCTTGATCGGGGTCACTGGGCCACCTCGTCGGCCATTAGCTCGACCTTGGCCCGTGCGATAGCGAACAGCGCCCGATCTGCCTCGTGCTGTGCCTCGAACTCGCCAGACAGCGCATGGTCGGACAGCCGCCAGTACCGTGCCTCCTCTGCCTCTTGCCGCTCCAGCAGTTTCAGCACGTTGATCAGTGCGTCAAGCGTGGCCCACGTGCCGTCAAGAAGCAGCGGCTGGCCGTCCTTGCAGGTCGACCATGCGTAGCTTTGGAGGCTGATGATGCGCAGGGACGCTCGCCGGTCGTAGAACGCTGCCTTGTAGAACACGGCACACCGCTTCCGGCCGTGCTCGTCGATGATGTCGGACCACACGCCGTGGCCGTTCGACTGCTTCGACCAGCCCGCCGGGAGTCGCGCGTACTGGAACAGCGGGTCGCCATCAACTGCGGGGCCGAGAGTGAACCCGAGTCCGATCAGGCTCTCCTCGGTGCCGCCGCGGATGTCTGTTGGGATGACCTCGGAGGCGACGAACTCGCGCTGGCCTTGAGCCTCCATGTTGGTGATGTACCTGTCCGAGCCTGGATCAGCGCGGGCGGCGAGGAAGTGCAGTAGAGGGTCGCGGTTGGTGGTGTTCTCAGGCGTGGTCACTGTCCTGCTCCCCACACTGGGATCTTGACGGGTGCGTCGGCGGTTGGCGCGCTGCGGAGCTTGATGCCGGGATCGCTGGGTCCGTACACGTAGCTGACGGGCTGCGGTGCGGTCGCTGGTAGCCGGTCGCGGGTGACGCAGCGCGGGTCAGCGAAGACCTGCGGCGAGTTGGCCATACGCAACCACGAGTTGTTGTCGAACCACGCGATGGCGCCAACGAGCTTCGGGTAGGTCTTCGCGAGGGCGTCCCGCAGGATTCGCGTGTCCCAGTAGGCGGGGGTCGTGTCCGCGTTACTGGACGGCCCGAACTCGAACAGCAGAGCGGGCTTGCCGGTACCGACTAAGGCGGTGTAGTCGCCGCTGTTGGCGAACGTCACCTTCGTGGGGTCAGGCAGGTACAGGCTCGCGCCCACGACCTGCGCGTCCGGGGTGAGGCCGTACAGGATCGGCGAGTACCACGACATCGCCCCCGACCATGCGGGGATCACGTTCGGGCAAGCACCGATCACGCGGCCCATTAGGTCTGTCCACAGTGCCTTCACCCCAGCCTCGGAGCGTGCCGGGTTCGTGTTGTCCCGGCCCCACACGAACCAGCTTCCGCCAGCCTCGTGGAATGGCCGGAAGATCACCGGCGCATCCGAGGGCAGGGCGTGGATGTAGTCGATGACCCGCTGCGCCACCCGCAGGTACCGCGCCCGCGCTGTGCTCGTACCCGATAGGACACTGGTCAGGTCCGGTTTCGCCGTGTTCGTGTTGGCGACCCACGCTGACCCGATGGACTGGTCACTGCCCCACAGGTTCGGCATGTGCATGCAGGCCGCGATCAAGCCGCCTTGCTGGGCGTGGGTGGTGGCGATCTTCTGGGCACCTGGGTTGAGGGCGATGCTGGAACTGTCGTTGTCGCCGACGGGGATGTTGACGCCGAGGATCGCGGGCGGCTTCGCGATGTCGAGCAACTGCGCTGCGGTTGGGGTCCGGTCGTCGCTGGGTAGCTGCTGCCCGGCGAGCCACGCGTTGCCACGGATGGCGGTCAGGTACGGGACAACGTCGGCGGCCTTCACACGCTCACCTCCTCGTAGGTGGCCTGGAAAATGTCATCTCGGCACGGATAGAACTCGCCCTTGACGCCCCGGATGATCCAGTCGCCGAAGTTGGCGTGCATGACGTCTTCGAGGGTGCGGATTGCGATGGTGTGCGGGATGTCGCAGTCGTTCGTTGCGCACCTGTCGGTGTTGGTGCAGTAGTAGCAGTAGTAGTTCGCGCGTCCACCGTTGGCCAGGACCCAGTCGATGATCGGAATCGTGCCTTCAGCGGTTCCGTCCCACCGCATGGCCTGGATCTCAACGGGCTTATTGCGGTATGTCCGTGCGTTTATCTTCGCTGCGCGTTCGAGGATGATCTGCGCGACCTGGAGTGCGGCGAGGTCTTCGTCAAGGATCGGGCCGTCCCAGCTGAACTGGCCTCTGAGCGCCGTGCCTCGAAGCCATGCTTCGATGCGGGACGCCATGAACGGAGACATCAAGGCAATCCACCGCTGATCGGCGTCGTTCGGAGGCCAGTGCTCCGCCTCGGCTTTGAGCACGTTCATCGGATGCAGTGGTGTTCCCGCGATGTCCTGCGGGTGCACGAGCTCAACTGAGTCGCCCCAGTGCTGCCACTCCCACGGTCCAGGGGTCGCCTTGCCAGCCAGCTCGGCAAGCAGGTCTGCGGCTTTGGCGAGGATGTCCTGCGGGCTGTCAGCCACGACGCCCCTCCTCCGCCGTGAGCCCGAGCATGTCGAGGAGGCGTGCGCAGTCCCCGACATCCACGGCGTTTGAGGCAACCCAGCGGACCGCGGCTCGCTTCTGCTCGTCCGGGCTACCGCCTTTGATGCTGCCCGCCAACAACTGGCCGCGTTCGTGGATGTCGCTGCTCACCGACGCCCCGCCTCAAGCTCGGCGGCACGGCGACGAACCCACCTAGCAGCAGACGGCCAACCAGCGGACTCCAACTCGGTGGCAACCCGGCGGCGTGTCTCCAAATCAACCTGTGACTGGCTTTTGGTGTTCACGTGAGCTCCTCGCTGGTGTGTCTCAGGTACCCGGCGGCCTCATGCCAGCCCTGCAAGCGGACCGGGTCGCCGCCTTGGGCGAGGCGCCGGTCGGCTTCGGTGTCGATGAGAGCGGCGTCGTGGAGGCGGATGTCGGTGACGCGTCTCCCGACGATGCGGGCGACGGCTGCGGCGTGTGGTTCGTCCAGTTCGCGACGGTCGTCGTGGCCTGGGTGGGTGGTCACGGTTGCCTCCGTTTGGGTTGGCGGCTGGCCCGGATGGTGGCGAAGTGGCGTCAGGGTATGTCGCTTGCACCGTGTGGGTGATTCTTGTGGCGGGTTTGTTGTGGGGTGTGTCGGGTGATTTTTGGACGCCAGTGCCTGCTATTCCGGCCCGTTCCGGACTCGGTCGGTTTGAGCGGGTTTGAACCGGGCTCATGTTGTGGTGAGACCACAACGTCACGATTCCCTGTCGATCTCCAACCGCCCGCAAGGCGCTTTTCGAAAACTGAAAGAAGTGATCTACTGCGCCCATGACCGACGACGCCGACATCCCCGCCAACGTCCTGGAGGAGCTGGTGGCCGCACTCCAAACCACCCCCAACCCCACCCTCCTCAACGTCAGCGCAGAACTCGCCACAGCAGACGATGAAGAACTCTGCGAACTGGGAAAACGCGTCGCCCGATTCCGCCGCAACGCCAGCGCCGCACTCGGCTGGCTCGCCGCCGAATGCTACGCCCGCGGCATCAGCTGGCCCCTCATCGCCGAACAATTCGATGTCCCCCTGGCGACGATCCACGGCTACGCGGCCCCGTTTGTCCGAGCGAGGGAGTCCTGAGCCATGAGCATCCTGGGGAACCTCCGCAGTACCAGGCCAGCGCCGGGCGATGACCCGTGGCGCCTGCACTGCGCGGCACACGAACTCGGGCACATGCTCGTCTGGCAGGCATTCAGTTTCGGGATCGCCGGAGTCACGGTGACTGGTTTCGGTGACCAGGTAGAGGGCTGGACGCACCTCACCGACCAGGGCAAGAACCTCACCAGTCCGGAGCGTTGCCGCCTCTACCTCGTGGGTCTGCTCGCCGGGCGTGAAGCGGACATGCGGTGGGCCCGGCACTCGCGGCGCCCGTTCCAGGAGAAGCACAGCAAGTGGGACCTGCGGGAGTTTCAGAGGATCCACCGTCACCCGTGGGTCTGTGACATCACTGTGAACGTGCTTCGAGCCCAAGCGCACGACGCGATCGCCTGCCACTGGCCGCAGATCGTGCGGATGGCGCCGAGCCTGGCACGCAAGGGGAGCGTGTAGCTGTGAAGGACACCCTGTGGAAACGTGGCTACGAAAGCACGACAGGTCTTGACCAGCATCGGCTCCGTATCGCCGCACACGAACTCGGTCACATGGTGGCCTGGCAGGAACTTGGCCTGCGAGTCGTCTCTACGCAGGTGTGGGGACACGGCGAAGCATCCGAAGGATTCACCAAGCTCGACGGCGGCAAACTCCGCACCAGGGACGACTACTACACGTACCTCGTGGGCCTGGTCGCTGGGCGTGAGACTGACCTGCGGTGGAGCGAGCTGCACCGGATGCCGATCCGGCCCCAGAACTGGGCGCGGGACATGAACGAGTTCTCACGGCTTCGCAACGAGCGTGTCATCCGCGACGTCACTGACGCCCACTTCGCTGCTGAGGCGCGCCGACTGGTCCTGGCTGCCTGGTCACATATCAAGTCGCTGGCCCCTGGGTTGGCACGCAAGGGGAGTGTGTAGCCGTGAAGGACTTTCTGGGGCGTCTTCGTGGTGACGGCTGGGTCAGCGTCGCCAAGTTCGCGGGCACGGCCGTCGTCGCCGCGGTAGCGCTCGCAGTGTCTGCTGTGCAGTTGGTCAAGCTTGCTGGGCAGGTCCACATCGACGACGCCTTGCGATGGACCCTTCCGGTCACCCTGGACGTGGGTGGCGTGGTTGCCACCGTGGTGTGGGCTAAAGGGGGCGGGTCTGCCCAGAAGTGGGGCAAGGGCATCGCGATCATGCTGCTGCTGGAATCCGTGGTAGGCAACGTGATCTCACACCTGCTCGACGCGGGCATCATCCAGATGACAGGCAAGCGGGGCACGCTCCTGATCATTTGCGTGAGCGCGATCTACCCACTGAACCTGTCCGCGATGGTGCACCTGATCGTGTCGTCCTCGGACCGCGTGAAGAAGGCTGTCCCGAAGCACGCAAAGCAGCCGGAACCGCGCAGGACCGAGGCCATCCGGGAGTCCGTCAAGCCCGCGGTGAAGCCGGAGCCCGCTCCCACGGCACTGGAGCGCAAGCCCATCGAGACCGCGAAGCCCAAGAACCTTGTCGAACTCACCACCGCAGGCAGTAAGCGGGAACAAGGTCGGGCGTGGTTCATGGAGCAGGTCTTCGTCCACGACCGGAACCCGGACGAGATCACCGCCTCCGAGGTCGACGCACAGATCGAGACCAACGCCTACGCCAAGAAGCACATCCAGGCGTGGCGGGCTGAAGCATTCGCCGCCATCAAGGCCACGCCCACCGCAGTGGCCGGGAACTGAGGGATACCGCCATGAACCCGATGATCACCGTTGCCGCGCTGGTTGCCCTGGCCGTGATGGTGTTCACCAAGAAGACCTCCACCCCGCTCGTACTGTGCTCGGCCGCGGTAGGCGCTGTCCTGGCTGTCGCCTGGGTCGGTGCGCGGTGAAACGAACCCGTGTCAAGCCGTCCCTGACGATCTGGGATGTCACGTGGATCGTGACGTACTGGTCGTTGAGGCAGTCCGGCAAAGCCATCGTGTGGACGGGAAAGAAAGCCGCGATCCACACTGGCCGGCTCGCGAAATCGACGGCGAAGCCTATCGGGGCGGGCTTGCAGAACCGGGTGGCGCTGGTGTCGTCACGGGCCAAGGAGCGGGCCGAGTTCGGGTTTTGGACTTCGATGGTCGAGACCCTGGATGGTGTCCGGATCCCGGCGTGGAGCGTCGGGTCCTGGCTCGACCAGCACGATGGCCCCGCGGCGGACCCAACCACGTTCAGTGGCCAGGAACGGCGATCCCACGAACCAGTGCGTGCCACCGCGGAACGCCTGGACCGGCCCGCGGCGACACCACTTGCTGGGCGTCGCGGCAAGAAGCTGAAGCCGCCATCACGGGATGCTGCTGTGAAGTGCCGGTGCGGGTGGACCGGGATCGAACGCGACTACGCCCGGCACGTTATCGCCTGTGCCCGCAAGGATCTGCACGCGACCCGCGCCGTACAGGTCGCGCTCGCCGAACACGCTGACCGTTTCATCAAGAAGCCAACCAACGCCCCCGGTGTTGGACAGAAGGGAACTGGCATGAACCTCCGCGACTGGACCAAGTCCGCGATCATTCTGACCCGCCCGAACATCCACCATCCCGCCGAGCTGGCGACCTGGCTGCAGCTCGCAGCCAAGGGCACGGACCCGTTGGCGACCGCGCTGCGGACGCTGGCGGACGGGTTCGTGCGCGCCCAGGTGGACGCGGAGATCGTGCAGCCAGTGGAGCGTGCCGCGGTCGCCGCCGGCCACATCAAGGGCGCGTTCGTCACCGCCGCCAAGGTCTCGATCAACCTGTACGCGACGATCCCCGTGTTCGTGTCGAAGAACACCGGGACGATGAGCGACCCCAGCGCCTGGTCGAAGTCCGCGGAGATCCTGGCCGAGCCGTTCATCGACAGTCCGCGGCAGTTGGGGGCGTGGCTGCTGGAGGCCGCGGCCCCGAAGGAGTTGCCGCAGAACATCCTGATCCTGCTGCTGGACTACCTGAAGGACGCCAAGGTCCACGCGTCGATCATCACTGCGCTCGAGGGCGCGATCGCGGATGCCCGCATGATCTGCATGGCACTGAAGCAGGCTGGAGACGAGGCAACGTCCCTGTATGGCGCGGTGCCTGAGTTCAAGGCCGCGGGCTGACCTCACCTACCAACAACACTTGGGGAGAAGACTGATGTTTCTGCCGGATCAGTGGGCCAATGCCCGCAAGGTTGCTGCCCTGTGCGGCGAAACCCTCACCCACCCTGGCCAGTTGAAGGCGTTCTTTGCCTCCGCCGCGACGGGTGGTGGCGTGCTCGCAACCAGCTTGGCCACGCTCGCGAAGAAGCTGGAGGAGTGCGACGTCGACAAGAGCGTCCTGTCCCACGTGAACGCTGCACTCGGCGCAGCCTGGGCCTTCGAAAAGGACCTCATGGAGGCGGCGTCGCGATCGGGGACTCACTACCGGTCGATCCCGAAGTTCCGAGCGACTGCCGCCGCCATACCTGACCTGTCGGGGTGGGCTGATGGATCAGAGGTGCTGGCTGACCCGCAGATCGATCACCCCAGCGAGCTGGGGGTGTGGTTGACGACCGCGTCGGAGAAGGGATCACTCCTGGCTCACGCTCTGGGGCGGCTGGACTCACGCCTGACTAGCGCCGGCGTGGCCCCAGCGATCGTGAACTGCGTGGGGCGTGCCCAGGATGATGCGGCGAACCTCGGTAACGCGCTGACGGAAGCTGGCAAGCAGGCAGACGCGCTGTACGGGCAGATCCCTGATTTCCGGAAGGTGTCCTGAGATGGCGATCGATCTGCAGGCACGCCGCCAATTGGAGGCCCGCCTGGACCAGGGTGGTGCGTGGGTATCGCGGCACCGGCACGCGGTGGGCCCGATGCTGGTCGCCCTGGGCGTGACTGGGATCGCTGCGGGCGCGTGGAGTTTGGCGGTGGGGCGCGGTTGGGGGTGGACGCAGTGGGCGGTGACCGCGGTCGCCGTGTTCGTGTGGATCCTGCACTTCTCGGCGGTCCATGAGCTGCCGAACCCGCGGGAGAAGCAGTACGCGCGGGCCGCGTTCACCGCGGCCTGTGCGTACGCGGCAGCCGTGGTGTGGTGGGGCCCTGTCCTGTGGCTGCTGGTCGTGGGCGGCGTGGTCACCGTGTGCCTGGGCATCCCGTGGTACGTGCACCGGCGGGTCCGGATCTCGGTGAGCGTGGAGAAGGAGATCGCCGCCTGGGGCGACGGGTCCGCGGTCGGGTTGCCGGGCGTGGAGCTGGTGCAGGCCGCGGCGAAGGCGGGCGCGGACTGGTGGTCGGCGCCGATGCGGGCGCGGGAGCGCGGCCAGTGGACGCGGAGCCAGATGCGGCAGGCCAAGGAGCGGATCGCCGCCCGCTACGGGGTGTCCGCGGAGCAGGTGCACATCACCGACCGGGATTCTGAGGGTGAGGCCCTGTTGACGGTGCACACCAGCCGGGCGGTGAAGACGCTGGAGCCGCTGCCGCTGCCGACCGAGCGGCGCCCGATCGAGGGTCCGCACGAGGTGTGCCGGTACCTGTCCGACAACAGTCCGGGCCACATCACCCTGTACGAGCCGGGCTATGGGGCTATCGATGGCGCCGGGATCGGGGTGAAGGGGTCCGGGAAGTCGTCGGAGGCGGAGCTGGTCGCTGAGATCGTGATCTCCTCCACGAACGCCCTGTTGTTCGCTGTCGACTTGAAGCCGGGCGCCCAACATTGGAAGGGCTGGGAGAACGCAACCGACATGTTCGCCCGCACCCCTGCCGAGCTGGATGTGATGCTGCAGGTGTTCGAAGTGATCTGTGAATATCGTGGTGTGCGCACCGAGGGAACCATCCACGTCCCTACCCCGACCGCCCCGCAGATCGTGTTGCTGATCGATGAGGCCGCGCTGGCGTTCTCCGACAAGGATGCGTTGACTGATTTTGATGAAGCGATGGATCGCCGGCAGGTGATCGCTAACCGGGTTGCGTTGATGGAGAAAAACACGCGCGTGTCTCGTTCATTCGGTGAATGCAAGTACATGTTCACCCAGGACGGCTACGTGGATTCGTTCGGCAACGGGTTCATTTTCTCCGAGCTGAAGGCCGGGAACCTCGCGATCTTCCGGACCGCTGACCGGGGAGACACCGGTCAGATTCTCTCGGGAATCGACGTGGACCCGTCCAGGTTCCCGAAGAACCAGCCTGGCACCGCGTACTGGAGTTCGTATTCCTCCGATCGTGACGAGGTGGTCCGGTTCCACAAGCGCACCGACAAGCAGATCGGGGAGTTGGTGTCCCGGTTCCCTGCGGGTGTCCCCGGGGCGCCGTCCCTGGAGCCGGGACTGCTGGACGCGATCCGGGCCCGGGTCGGGGACGCCTACGACCGTCGGTTCGAGGGACGGTCCCCTGTCCCCGGTCGTTCGGCTGTCCCCGCGTCCCCGACTGGTGTCCCCGCGGTTGTCCCCTCCGGTGTCCCCGCCGTGTCCCCAGAGGGGGGACTGCCGGACTTCGCCGCAGCGAATGCCGCGGCCGGTGTTCCCGAGGGGCCAGACCGGTTGTCCCCGGAGGAGTCCCGGGCCCGGGTCCTGGAGGCGCTGCGCGAGTTGGGGCCGGACGCGACGACGAAGGCGATCGCGGAGCGGGTTGGTCGGTCGGTGACGTTGACGCGGGCCCGGCTGAACGAGCTCGCAGCCGAGGGGTTGGCGACGTCGAAGGGCAAGCGTGAGCCGCGATGGACCGCGACGCAGTAAGCCCGCTGGCGGCTCCCAGTGATGCGCCAGCAGCCTGGGAGCCGTCGTGTTGTGAAGCGCTTATAGGCGTGTCGAGCCGCTGATAGCGCTGGTTGAGCCGCTTATACGCGCCTGTTGTTGTCGTCCACGCGCGCACGCGCGCGCCTGCGCGTTGGGGGGCGTTTGGGCTTGAGTGCCGCTTATACGCGCCTGAGGCGCTGATAGCGGCTCGAACGTACCTGTCCGAGGGTGTGCACGCCCGTGGGGTGTGCGTGGAGCGTTGGAGGCGTGATGCTGGGTCGGACGCATGCAGTGTCCGGATGGTGCGCCGGGTTGGTGGTGGCGCCAGCGGTCGGTGTGCACGGGCTGGGGTCGGTGCTGCTGTTCGCCACAGTGACCGCCGGCTGGGCTCTAGCACCGGACCTGGACCACCCAGGCAGCGTGGCGACCCGGTTCGCTGGCCCGGTCACCGGGATCCTGTCGCGGGGACTGCGGGGACTGTCCGCCCGCCTGTACGCGGGGACGAAGGGGCCGCGGGACGAGGACTGGGAGGGGACACACCGGCACCTGACCCACACCCTGCTGTTCGCGGTGCTCGTGGGGGCGGGGACAGCGGTGGGGACTGCGGTGTCCCCGTGGTGGGGAGTCCTTGTCCCCGTCGCGGTGGGGACACTGCTGGCCGCGCGGGCACTCGGGGACTGGGTGCTGGTGGCGGGGACTGTCCCCGTGGCGTGGGGACTGGTGGCGGGAGGGGACAGCGTCCTGGAGGTGTTGTCCCCGGTGCGTGGGTGGATTGGGATCGCGGTTGGCTTGGGTTGTCTGGCTCACTCTTGTGGCGATGCGCTCACATTGAGTGGCTGCCCGATCTTGTTTCCGATCCCGATTCGTGGTGAGACCTGGTTTGAGCTCGGGCCGCCGCGGGTGATGCGTTTCCGGACGGGCGGGACACTGGAACAGTTGGTGGTGTTCCCGGCGTTCGCCGCCGCGGGAGTGATGCTGGTTCCGGGGGTGTGGCCACTGGTCGCGTCAACTATCGGTCATGTGCTGGGAGTGAGGTAGTCGTGGCGGTTGCCGTGGATGCACTGTCGGACGCGGAGTGGTTCGTGTTGAATGCTGCGGTGCATGAGGCTGGTCACCTTGTGGCGTGTATCGCCCAGGGGCTGCCTGTCGTGTTCGCGCGGGTGGAACGTTACGGGACGAGCGCGAATGCGGTGCGGGGTTTGGTCCGGGTGGATGACGCGTTTTTGGATTCTGATCCGTTGGGGGCGGTAGTGGTTGGGGTTGCCGGGGTTGCTGCTGAGGTTGCGTGGTTGTGTCGAGAGAACTCGATGGGCCGGTCTGCTGCCCGTCGCTATGTGGGTGGTGCGGGGTGTGAGGCTGATTTGCGTCTGGTTCGAAAGTATTTGCCTCGCGCTGGTGTTGGTGAGTCGGTGGCGAGGGAGTTGGCTGAGCGGGTGGTGCGGGAGCGGTGGGGGGCGGTGCTGCGGTTGGGTGAGGCGCTGGCCGCTCGGGGGTGGCTGGATGGTGGACGGGTAGCCGCGTTGGTGCGGTGAGGTGGCGGGCCCCCGTTTCGGCGGGGGCTTCGCTGTGTCTGGGTTGTGGTTCACCCAGTACTAGACATGTTCAACATGCTCAGCTAATCTACTCATGTGAAGACGTTGGATCCGAACAGCCCCAAGCCACCATCGCAGCAGATCGCCGACGCAATCCGCGAAGCCATCCGGGGTGGCGAACTCAAGCCCGGCGACAGGCTTCCCGGACGCGCCGAACTCATGACCCACTTCGGTGTCGCCGCCGCGACCCTGAACTCCGCACTCGCCACGTTGAAGCAGGGCGGCATCCTGGTATCCCGCCAGGGATCCGGTGTGTTCGTCCGCACCGACATCGACAACCAGCACGACACCGAACCGACTGTCGACCATCTGGCGTCGATCAACGCCCGCCTGGCCCGAATCGAACGCCACCTCGGCATCGACACCGCCGCGGAGCAGTGAGCGGCACGACAGATCGATTGGCCATGAGCAGCAAGGAGGACAACGACATGAGTGATTGGCACTGGCATGAGGCGTTACGAGGCTCTTTCGAGCAGTTTTTGGAGGCTGGGCATGACGAGGAGGAGGCGAAGCGACTGGCCCAGTGGGACACCCGCCACTGGTGGTCGGACTCGGACAGTCACGCGCTTGATCGCCTGCACCCCTGGTTGCCGCCGCATCTGCGGGACAAGTAGGGGCCCAACACCTCGGCATCGACACCACCAAGGAGGAGCAGTGAGCATGTTGCGCATCCCACCGAAGGCCCTGGGGGCAGGCTGGCACGAGTTCAGGTATCCGCGTCCTGCCGTGGACGAGCCGACTGATGCGTTCAAGCGAGGCGTGGAGGCTGCGGGCGCTGTCCTGCTGGCCGAGCGCATGGACCTGGTGGAGCGGGTCCTGGTGGAGCGGCTGGGCCGTTCCACAGCGGACGAGTTGATGGGCGCGATCGACATCGCACTGGAGGAGGAGCAGTGAGCACGAGCGAGTGCATGAGCAGGGGTAGTCGGTGTTGGGATCTCGCCGACCACCTGTGTGACGACGGGCAGTACCGGTGCGGTGAGCACTGCATGTGCGGCGAGACTGAGGAGGTGACAGGGTGACCGACGATGACCTCGTGTTCGTGATCGGCTTGCTGCGGGGCGCGGTCGAGGGTGATCCGCGACAGTACTTCGGGTCCATCCGGTCCTGGGACCGGCATCAAGCGAACGCGATCCAGTGTGGGGTGGTGGAGGTCGCCGAGGCCGTAGAGGAGGTGGATGGTCGGCCGATGGTGGTGCTGTCAGAGGTGCCGACCGAGTACGGCAAGGAGTTTTACGTCCGCCACGATCTGGGTGGTCTGCCACCGGGTCGGGCGTACATGTGGCCGCCGGAGAGGTTGTCTACCGCGATCGCGGAACTGGCCGCCACCGAGGGGTGCGGGAAGGTGATGTGATGGCAGGACGTGCGGATCGAGACCGGATTGACCGGGGTATCCGGAATGCGATCCTCGCCGCAGACTGGGACAAGGTGATCAGTCTGGCTGAGGAGGAGCAGTGAGCAAGGCCGAACGGGACTGGAACGGGCTTAACCTGCGGCAGCAGGTGTATCTCCGCGCCATCTACCGCGCCGAGATGGTGCACGAACGCCGAGAGCTCGACCGCGCCCACACCGACCGCCGAATGTTCCCGCAGCACAGGCCCCGCGACGAGTGGGCGTGGCTCGTGTTCGCGATGTCCGCCCAGGCCGACTACCACCAGGCGATGATTCACAACGAGGTCAAGGCAGCCGGGGAACTTGACCAGGGCGCCGGAAGCACCCTCAAGGCCCTCGCCGACCGCGGCCTGATCGAAGTAGAGGGCGGCCACGGCCGAGGGCGCCGTGGCACCGTGGTGGAACAGATACTGGTCAAGCTCACCACCGCCGGACGCGCCGCTGCCCGCGTCGACAACCCGGCCCGGGTGAAACCACCCAAGGGGCTGCTCTCCGAGTGGCTGTGGGAAAAGCTCGCCGCCATCGCCGTGGCCGAGCCGGACGGCCTGGATGTGGACAAGGCGGGTGGCTGGACCTGGCCCCATCACCTCGGCCCTGAGCGCAAGGGTCTCATCGAGGTGCGGACCCACGTGGAGCAGGCGCCGCCTGGGCACTGGCTCTGGAAGGCCATCGAGGAGGGCCGGATGCCCCCGGAGTCGGTGATGTTCAAGAGGCGCCGCTGGCACCTCACCGCAGCCGGGCGCGAGCACATCGTGCAGCACCTCAACACGTACCGCGCAATTTTTCCAGACGTGATCGTCAGCGAGTAGCAGCACGGACCGCGTGGCCCCCGTTTCGGCGGGGGCTTCGTCGTGTCTGGGGTTAGGCGTCTGCCCAGCGGATGTCGGGTGCGAAGTTGTTCTCGAACGCCTCTGGGCCTCGCGGCTCGCCGGTGCCGTGCTGGGTAATGAGCTCGGTGGCGATTTCCCAGATGCTGCCCGGCGGGGTGACGACGCCCGCGGCGACGGCGGGCTGGAGGTTGTCCAGTTGGATGCGGGCGAGGTCGAGGATGAGGGGCCACTCGGACTTGGGGACCCCATGCTGGTCGGCGGCCTGGATCCACTGCTGCTCGGTCATGGGGGCCATCCTCACTCGGGAGATGCAGTGATCGCCATGGGGTCTGATCCAACACACGCTGGGGCCGTGTCGAGCGAATGCAGGGAGGGGGTTGCTTTTAAAGCAGGGAGGGGGTTTACTTACCTCATGACGACGACCACCACCGCCCGCCGCATCTGCCGCAGCGTCAACCACCACGCCGCCGCCAGCCACACCCGCAACGCCTCCCTCGGCGGCATCGAGGTCTACTTCGACGCCATCGGCCACGAGGTCACCTGGACCGAATCCGGCCACGTCATCCCCGACAGCGGCCTGCCCTTCGAGTACACCTACCGCTGGACCGTGCGCCCCGATCACCGCACCACCGCCGCTACCGTCCAGGACGAGCTCGGCCGCTACACCGTCGGCGTGATCGCGTGACCCACATCGAGGACTATCTGCACCTCAACCGCAAGGCCCTAGATGAACTCCCGCCAGCCGAGCGGATCGCGGTCCTCGCGGACCTAGCCCAGCGAGCGAACAAGTGGCTGGCTGACGCGCGCTCGGAAGAGATCGACAGGCTGAGGTCGGAACTCGGCGGCGACCAGGCTGTCGCTGAGGCGCTCGGCATCTCCCGGCAGACCCTGGCTGATCTCGGCGACGGACCAGCGGTCCAACTCGGCAACGGCGCATGGGCGCGTCCCCGCCTGCTCAAGCGGGGATGCGAGCTGCTGCTGAACTACCTGCCGCCAAGCTCCCAGCCCCGGGACGTGTTCCAGGCCCTGGAGATCCTCAGTCGCCGTGGACGCCCAGACCCGAAGCAGCTGCAAGCCGCCGCGCATCGTCTGGCCCGGTCAGCGAGGCTTTCGCCGACGTTGGGGAACGAGATGCCCCAGGACGAGATGCGGGTTCTGGTGCGGGCTTTGACCCACGCGGCGGAGATCAGCAGTCAGTAGTACGCTCGCGCCGTTCTCCCCGCACGGGGAGGTGGGTCGGTTCCATTGAGTCGAAACCGAAGCTAGTTCTCCACGTCGGTGGAGGTGGGTCGTACAGTGTGCTACCACGATCCGGAGTTCTCCACACTGGTGGAGGTCGAGTCATAGCAGAGCCCCAGGTTCCCGCCTGGGGCTTGTTACTGTTTGCAGTCCGGCGCCCCCGGGGAGGATCCGGGGGCGCTTGTCCGAGCGGGGGCGAGGACACTGTGGACATCGCCTGACCAGCGGAGATCGTTACTCCGTACGGCTGGCTTGCTTCAAGATTTGGAACAGTTTGGAGCAACTTGGAGTTGACACGGGGCCGCCCTGCTCCGGGGAAGTGGAGCAGGGCGGTGGACTGGTGGTTACTAGTTGACAAGCTTGCGCAGAGTCGCGACCTCGTCCACGTACTGCTGCGCCTCCACCAGCTTCGTCGCAGCGCGGTCACCGTGCTCGGCCAGCCAGTCTTGGAAGTCCTCGCTGGCTTTCTTGGTGGTGATGTGGAGGTGGACCACATCTCGAAGCGCGCCAGCGGCATCCAAGGTGATGATCGCGGTATCAAGGTCGGCGCCAGCTCGGATCGCCTTGCCTATCCGCTCGTTCCGCGCATCGCGAGACTTCCGGCGGTCGTAGTCATCGAACTCAAGCACTGTTCCTCCAGTAGGGACGTTTCGTGACGGGTCCTGGCGGACCGGACGCGGCACCCACGGGGGTGGATGTCGCATCCCGTGCGCCAGGTGGTTACCGGTGCAGCCAGCGCTGGAACGGAGTCAGCTTGGCCTCGGCTTCGCCGGCTGCGCGGTTGAGCTTCTGGTAGGTGGGGTCGGTGTCCTCGAACGGGTCGCGTCCGTTGTTGGAGCGCTCGTCGCTGTAGTCCCTGACGGCGTCACGGGCCGCCTTGTAGTTGCGGATGTTGTCGTCGGCCATGGCGGTCTCCTTCATCACTTGGTCGCGCAGGACAGGCACTTGATGCCGGTGGTGGGCATGCCGCACGCGCAGCAGTCGTTGATCGGGGCCTCGTAGTCCATGATGGGTGTGCTCCTTGCGGGGAGTGGGCCCGGTCGGCTGGTTCCTAGGCGAGCCGACCGGGCCGTCTTCGTGTTGGTGGCCCTGGTGGACCAGAGGCGGCACCCGGGCGGGGCGGATGCAGCCTCCTGCACACCAGGCGCCGGTCAGTCGAGATGCCCGGACTGGCGGGCGGCCGCGATCTCCGCGGCGCTGCTGTTGCGTTTCGCCGCGTCCAGGGCTGCTTGGGCGCGTTTCTGCTCCAGCTCCTGTGCCGGTGAGTTGAAGGCGCTAGCCCCCGTGTCCGCGACCCATTTGTCTAGCGCCAGGTTGTGGAGCCGTTTCACTTGGTCTTCCCGGACGGGCTCGGTCTTTTTCTTGCCGAACATGCGATCAGTCCTCTCAGATGAGTGCGGTTGCGAGTGCTGCGAGGGCGAGTGCCCCGATGTGCCAGGCCTGGTCAATGGCGTAGCCGCCGGTGCCCAGGCTGGGGTTGTCGAAGCTGGTTGGTTCCTCGGCGCCGTTCTTGCCGATGGACACGACGTGGACGGGCAGTTCTTCCCCGCCAGACGTCTTGACGTAGGCGCGGATGTTCTCCCTCGGCTTGCCGAGGCTGGGGAACACGGGGCTGCCGAGCTTGGCGGAGAGCCGGGCGAGCCTGCCCCGATCACGGTCAGCCCAGTAGTGGGTGACCGCGGAGACGGCTTGTCCAACGACGAAACCAGCGGGAGTGATGCCGAGGCGCAGTGCCTTGTTGAGGACCAGGACGGCGCCGGCGGTGTGCGCCGTGTACTGGAGCACGTGCCCGAGACATGCCCTGGTCCCATCAGGGCCAGGGTCGCATTTGTGCGCGGCCTGCGGGTCGGTTTGGCCGGTGAGGTGGTCGGCAACCTGGTGCACGGCGTACAGGGCGGCGGCGAGCGCGGCGAACTTCGCGGCCTTCGAGGTCATGACGCGGCCTCCTCAATGAGTGCTGCGACACGGATGTGGCAGCCGGGCTGTTCGCCTGGCTCAGCGATGCGCTTGGACGGGTGCATGTCGACGACTTGGGAGTCGTCTGCCCAGAGTCCTGCGTAGGTGAGTGCGTCACAGACGGCTCGGGTGAGTTTGTCGAGGTCTGGGCGTTTCACTGCGGGTGGCGTGGAGCGTTTCGGTGCGGACAGTGGCCGCGGCAGGACGAATTCGAACTTGGCGACGAGCGGGACACCAGTTGTGAAGCCGCGGTGTCCGGTTTTGCGCATGGCGTCGATGACGGTCCAGCGGATGTCTTCGCGCCAGGGTTTGACGGCCTTCGACATTTCGATCATGACTCCGCCACCAACGTGCCGCTTGGAGCCTTGCGGGGCGGGGCGACCAGGCACGAACACTTCGAGCATTGGCGTGACGGTGGCGGTCATGCGTTAGCTCCTGGGATGAGGCCGCGTCCGATGGCGATGGTGACGGCGTGGGTGGAGTTGGTGGCCGCGAGTTTGCGGATCGCGTTGTGGGCGTGTCGTTTCGCGGTGTCGAGGGACATGTCGAGCTCGCGGGCAGTGGTCCTGTAGGTGTGGCCGAGGGAGATGTAGTGGAGGACCGCGAGCTCGATCTCAGTGGGCCGGGCAATGCGGTGGGCGTCGACCTCGGCGGCCATGGCCTCGATGTCACTCATGGCTGGTCTGCGTTCGTTGGCTGTCCGACCCAGCGGAGGAGGGTGAGGAGGTGATCGGTGCGGACGTCTCCGTCGCGGGTTTCGAACCGCATGATGGTGGAGGCAGCGATGCCCAGGTTTTCTCCTGCCGCCCTGAGTGAGAGCTGGTCGCGACGGCGCTTCTCGCGGACGAGTGCGGGGAGGATCTCGATGACGTGGGCCAGTTCCTCGTAGGAGGTGGGTGCTGAAGTCGGGTCACTCACGGCTGGTCTCCGTCCTCGAAGGGCAACCCGTCCATGCAGGCTGCGGCGAACCGCATCCCGGCTTCGATGTGATCGGGGCAGAGAACCCGACCGTCCGGGAGCGCCAGCCAGTCGCCTAGGTGGTAGCGGCGCTGGGTGTCGGTGAGTTCCGGTCGGCCGTAGAGGATGGGGCCGGGTTCGTTGTCTTCGTCGTCTTCGGGAATCTCGTAGATCGTGGGGCACTGGCCGTTGGTGGTGCGGCCGTCGCAGCGCAGCACGTAGAAGGTGCGTGTCTCGAAGCTCATGGCTGCCGCTCCAGCTCCAGGAGGGCCGCTTCGACTGCGAGGCGTGCGAGGTTGTTGACCTCGTGGATGAAGCTACTGTCGACGCACTCCAGGGTTTGCGCGGCACTGCCGTTTGGGCTGATAGCTGCCCACCTATTCAGGACGGCTTGCACGCAGGATTTGGGAACTCCGATCCCGAGTGCGCCATAGACGTAGCCGTCACGGTCCGGCTCGTCGTCGTTGCTGCGGTGCAGAACACTCACGGCTGGTCTCCGTCCTGTACTGGGATGCCGGCGGCATGTAGGGCTTCCTTGGCGCGCTGGATGTAGCCAGCGTGGTTCCACTTCTCGGCGAAGTACTCGCTGACGTAGGGCAGCATGTCTTCGAGTCCCTCAAGGGCATCTGCGAGCGCGGCTTTGAGTCGCCCGTTCTCGACGGTGACGTGCGCCAGTTCCTTGGCCTGCTCCGGCAGTGCGCCCGGCTTGGGCATGGCGTCGATCATGTCGGCGACGGTGACGCCTTCGCCGTCGGGCAGGCCGAGATGATTACGGAGGATCGCCATCTGCTCCGCGTACAGGCTGCTGCTCGCGGTGAGGAACTCGACATCCACCACGAGCTTCCGATTCTCTGCGGCGAGCTTCATGTGTGCATCGAGGAGGTTCCCGCCCTTGTGCTGCTCGTTGACGTACGGGGTGTCGTGGGCGGCGTAGTGGGCGAGGATCGCGGCGGCGGCTTCCGCCGTGTGCGCCTCCCACGTATGCCAGTGACCGCGACACGTATCGAGTGGCTTGCGGCTTTCGTGGATGGCCCGCGCCACTGCCTCCACCACGTCACTGCCGGGCTCCGGTACTGCCAGCTCGACGGGGATCCGTCCAGCCGGGACAGTGCCCTCCATGCATTCGTTGGACTGCCAGCCGGACATGTTCTGTTGGCCAGGGCAGTACACGAGGTGCCACGGTTCGTCGTCGGGTTCGGCGAGCTTCACGTACAGGTGATCGGTGGCGATGCGCAGGCTGCCGACGGGATCTTCTTCGGGTGTGGTTGTAGGCAGGTCGAGTCCGTAGGGGGCTGGGAGTTCGTTGATGACTCCTTGGTTGGAGGTGACAGGCTTGCCGTCCACCACGACCCGGATTGAGCCCAGCACTTCGACACCAACGAGACCGCCGTTCGCGTCCCGGTCGATGTTGATCGACGCGGTGATGCACTCGGTACGGTCCACATCGGCGTCCCGGAGGTGCACGTACACCGAGCCCTGCGCGGGCTCCGTGGGCGGCTGCCATCCAGCGGTGAGGAGCGTGTCCGCGATTTCGCCGACCGTCACTGGCCGCCAACTGTCGCCAGCCGCGGCGACACAGTTGAGGTCCTCTGCGTCCGGGAGATCCGGGTTGCTGTCCCGGTCGGGCCGGAACGCGGCGGCGAGAAGTTCCACCGCCGCGTCCCGACCGGTCCGCTGCTCGCTCACCGCCCCTCCTCGGCAATCGTCCAGCGTCGGGCCTCGCCGATCTCCCAGGCGTGCACCTCTACGTGATGCAGGAACCGGGCATCAGAAGCCACGACGCCAGGCGGGGACAGCCACGCGTGCTGGCCCTTGCCGGTGTTGTCGCCCTCGGTGAAACGGATCGCCCACCGGCCGGTTTCCGGGCACACCCGGATCGTGCCCACCGGGTCGTCAATCGGATGCTCGCTCACCGCTTCTCCTTGAAGTCATTGGGTTCCACGCTGTCGTCGAAGATCACGACGTGCCCGTCTGGCCACGTCTCCAACGCACCCCACACATCGGGGTGCAGGAGCCGCAGGTGGTTGAGTAGGTCCACGCTGGGCATGTCGGATCGGCACACGTGGCAGTGACCGGTATTCAGTGGCTCGGTCATCACGCCACCTCCAGTTGCGTCTCGTCCAAGCGCCGGAACCGGTGCTTGCACCCGGCTGCTGTGCACCGTTTCGCGTCCGGGACCTCGCGGGCCGGGATCGCCTTCGACACGTCCGGGCTGGTGTGCCCACAGGCGGGGAACCCATCGACCATGACGTGCCAGACGACTGTGCCAGCGTTACTGGTCTTGCCTCGCCTGGTGTATGGCGCGGCGATCAGGTCCCCGGATGCCGCGGTACCGGCCAAGACCCTCGCCTGTCGGATTTCATTCCGCTCGGCGGGCGTGGTGCCGCCGAAGATGCCGCACGGGATCGCCTGCTGTAGCGCCCACTCCAGGCATTGCGCGGTGACTGGGCACGCGTTGTTGCAGATGCCCTTCGCGTACGCCTCCTGATCCGGCGACATCGAGCCACGGTCAGGGGAAAACCAGATCGACTTTGCCTTGCTCCGGCACTTCGCCCGGTCACGCCAGTCCATGTCAGTCCCCTCCGTCGCGGGTCTCGGCGATGGCGAGCGCGTTCTTCTCTGCCTGCTGGAGCTGCCAGATCTCGGCGCGGAGGTTGTCGATGCGGATCCGCAGTGCCTCCAGCGACTGGGCCAGGCGTGCGTTCTCATCGGTGAGCCGCTGAATCTCGTCGTCCTTCGCTTCGAAGATCGGTTGGATCGTGGCGAGCGCCGCATCAGCGAGGTTCAGGCAGTCTTCCCACGTGCTGTCGATCGGGTCGGCGGCACTGATGGACTCAGCCACGCACTGCCGCAAACCATCCACTACGGGCTCGATGTGCTCGGTCATGTCGTCCTCCTTGGACGGTTAGCAGTCGGGGCAGCGGGTGATTTGGCCGGCGATCCACACCCACCGGAAGTCGTTGCACGTGCCGCAAGTCGCGTTCACGGTGTCTCCTTGGGGTAGCAGCGGTGAATGGTGATGGCGAGGACGGCGATCCCAGCGGCGATCACGGGCGCGAGGGCGATCCACTCGGGGGTCACGCCGCACACCTCCCCGCGGTCGAGAGCAGTGGCAGCAGGTGTCGTAGGGCGGCCTCGCCTTGCTGGGGGACGACACCGTTCCCCAGTAGCTTCAACTGATCGTTCCGGGAGACTCCCTCAACGCCAGTGACATGGCCAGCTGGGAGGCCCATCAACCACTCCACGAACCGCGGGCTCAGGACTCGGTTGGCTCGCCGTCCGGGCTCGGTGGGCTCTGGGGCTGGGCGGCCGAGGACAGACTCCCAGCGGCGGATAGCGGGCTCGTAGGCTCCCCAGTCCAGAACACGTCGGTCAGTGTCCAACCGAGGTTGGTGCTGCCCTTCTTCGCGGACCTGCGCGCTGTCGCATTCCGTGTTCCACGACTGTCCGCCACCGTTGGTGTCGGCAGCAGCTTCTCCCCAGTAGCACTGCCTATCGGTGGGGCAGGCAGTGCAGAAGCCGCCCTCGTCGTACTGCCACTCTGGGTGTCCGCAGCGCTCACACTGGTCGGCGTCGGCAGTAGATGTTCCACCTCGTCGGCCAATGTGGGCCCATGCCCACCCGCCTTGCGCTTGTCCAGGTGCTGCGAACCGCCATTCACCGCCAGTTGCGCAGTTGGTGTTTTGAACAGCTGCACCGCCGAGGGCAGCATCAAGTCCCCCGACGAGCCTCGCTGATTCGGGCCACCCTTCGTCCCGTCCGTCGCCCGCGGTGTCGGCAGCAGCGACGAACACGCGGTACCGGTTGTGGGGGGCTCCCACTTCGGCAGCTCGTAGGCCACACCAGACCGCGTCATACCCGAGGGTGGCCAGGTCTCCAAGTACACATCCGAGTGCCCGCAGAGGGACGACGTCGCTGTCTCCCAGACACCACGGGCAGGGTTCCAGGTCGCAATGGGCCTTGGCACTGAGGATTCCCCTGACGTTCTCAACGACCACCAGGCGTGGCCGTAGTGTGCGGATTGCGGTGGCCATGTGGAGCCACAGCCCGGACCGGGTCCCCTCGGCGAGGCCAGCGCGGAGGCCGGCGCTGCTGACGTCCTGACAGGGGAAACCGCCAGCGAGGATGTCGACGGGTTCGACCTGGTCCCAGTCGATGGCGGTGATGTCGCCGAGGTTGGGAACACCGGGATGGTGGTGTGCGAGGAGCTTGCTGGCGGCGGGGTCGATCTCGGAGTACCAGGCGAGGTCGCCGCCGAGTGCGGACCGGACTGCCATGTCGAGGCCGCCGCATCCGGAGAAGAGTGAGCCGACGGTGGTCATGCGAGGACTCCGATCAACGCCGCGGTGTAGAGGAGCGCGGTCCAGAGTCCGAGGCGCCACAGGGGCATTGGCTGGCGGGGCTGGTGGAGGCGGTGCATCAGGCTGCCTTCCCGTGCTCGGCCTCGGGGCGGATCACGTCGTTGTGGCAGCGGCAGCCACACACAGGCTTGCGGCGCCACACGGATCGACGGGCGCATGCGCAGTCCTGGCAGGTCACTTCGACTGCGATGCGGATCGAGTGCCGCATTTCCGCCACTACCTGCCGGCCCCAGAGGGTGACCACGGCGTGGTCGTTGATCAGGCCGTGGCGTTGTAGGCAGGCTCGGGTGGCTGGGTGCAGGTGGGGCTGGTCGCCGGCGTAGATCGCTTCGAGTGCCCGTCGGGATGGGCGGGAAAGTTTCCACCATGCAGCGGATTCGCGGCTGCCCGCGGTGAGCCAGCTGGTCATGCTGTCGACGGTTTGTCGGACGGCTTCCGCGGGGTTGTCTTTCATCCACTGCACCCGGAGGCACACGCTGGGTTGAGGGTTGGTGGCGTCTTCGGGGGCCATGTTTGGGTCAATGGTGACTGGGGTGCCGTCGGGCCAGGTGTCCATCAGGCTGCGCTCCTCTCTCCGGTCGCGAGGCGGATACCGGTGTCTGTGGCGGTGGTGATCGTGTAGGGCTGCTGTTCGGCGTCGTAGCCGTCGTAGCTGCGGATCACCCACTGGGTGCCGTCCCACTCGGTGCGGCTGACGATCTGGTGGCCGCGGTCGGCGCGGAGGATGACGCGGATCCGGGTGAGGCCTCGGCGGTGCTGGTAGATCCATGTGCCTGGGATGCCGGGGAGGGTGATGCGTTGGAAGCCCGCGGCAACGAGGCGGTGCCCAGCCGCCGCGAGCTCCCGTCTAGCAGGCAGATCCCCGGACATCAGTCCGCGTCCTCGGGCGGGTATCCCATCGCGATCAGCGTGGCCCGCAGGTCTTCTGCCGTGATCGTGGCCACGTTCCCACGACGACCGTTCGAGGTGCGCTTCCAGTCGATCGTGATACCGGGCAGCGGGTCACCTTCCGGCCGGTACACGGAGGCGTACAGGCGCAGCCGGATGTTCTCGTAGTCGCCGCGGATGGTGAGCTGCCTGCTGCCGCTTCCGCGCTCCACGTTGATCGTGTCCACGTTGAGGTGTGTGGCCCAGCGGAGGAGCATCGGCAGGTCACCATCCAGGTCCAGGTCGATGTGGAAGCGGTCGCCGCCTCCCCTGGGATGCACACCACTCGCGGCCAGGCTGTGGCTCCGCATGACGGCGATGACGGTGTCGAGGGCCGAGAGCAGGTCTTCGGTCTGCGTGGCGGTGATGGTGCGCAGTTTGATCGGCGTGGCCGGGACGACGGGGGTGCAGGCGGGGCAGGTGGCGGTCGGTGTCCACGCGGCGGCTTTCGCGTGTAGCTCGACCCGGATCTCCTCGACCGTCTTCTGGTCACCAGCGCCGTTGCGGTTCCAGGGGTTGACGGTCTGACTGAACGTCTGCCGCCTGGTGATCTTCTTGCCGCATCCGGTGCAAGGGACATGCTTGGTTGCTTTGTAGGTGATCTCCGGGAAAGTGATGGTCGACATCATGCGTCCTTTCCGTTGAGCGTGTCCGCCAGGTCGGGGTAGTCCTGAGCTGCTTCGATGACCATGGCGGCGAGGTTGGCGTCGCCTTCCAGGGCTTCGACAGCCACGTACTTGAATGCTGTGGCCAGCCACGTGACGCCTGCGTCCTGCCCTCGGTGGTAGGCGCAGGGGTTGCCTACGTCGTGGCACCAGTCGCAGTCTTCGGAGCTGAGCGGGTAGTCGGCGTTGGCATACTCCTGCTCCCATGCGGCCCACAGGTACGGGAGTGCGGCTGCGAGGACTTCCTCGGCCAGGTCCGTGGTGGACGTGTGTGGTGCGTGGACGATGAGCTCCGCGGCGACGTTCACGGCGGCGGGCGGGATTTCGATGTTGGCCATCACTCCCACCCCGTCAGGTCATGGATGCTCCTGTGGGAGTTCATGCACGCTGCTTCGGCAGCAGCCCGCGCGGACGGCGGGTTGACGGTGAGGGCGTGTCCGGTGTGGACGTCACACTCGGCTTCGAAAGGCGTGTCGTCGGTGTGGCTGTCAACGATCGGGTTCCGGTCCTGCGTGACCTGCGGGCGGCCAGGTGCGGGGCTGGTGGACTTGTCGCAGGCAGCCGGAGCGACAGCGGTGACAGCGACCAAGGCGGCGCCAGCGGCGAGCTTCCCGGCGAGGTTCACAACACAGCCTCCGTCCCGGCTAGATGGATCGTGGCCGTGCCGTTGGGAAACTCGCGGCTGGCCCTGAACTGTTCTGCTTCGTCGCCGACGAGGACGGCAACGATCTCGATGGTGAACGTGCCGAGGGTTCCGGTGGTGGTGACGTGGATCTGGTCATCGACCACCATGGCGCGGACGGTGGCGGCGTCGATGCTGTTAGCCCACTGAGTGAACACCGGGTAGGTGAGGTCGGTGAGGCAGTGGGTGGCGCTGATGTGGATACGCGGGTAGTAGCCCGCGACGGCGCTGATGGTGTGGTTGAGGTTGTGCTTCTCGGTGTGGTCGGCGAGGACACGGAGCCACGCGATCGAGTCGAACTCGCTCCGGAAAGTCATCGGCTGCTCCTATTCGTGTGCGGGGGCGGCGTGGACGGTTTTGCAGGCGGTGCAGTAGATGACCATCACGTGTCCCGCCGTTCGATCGCGGCCTGGATGGCGTTGAGGGCTTCGCGGATGAGGCGGAGTTCCTGAACGATCTGAAGGACGGCGTGCGCGGTGGCACGGGCCGCCACCTGCAACCCGGTGTCAGCGGTCTGGAGGGTGGCTGCGTACGGCGTGGACGTGTCGGGGGCCAGCAACTCCAGCGCCTTGGCCTCGTGGTGGCCGTACTCGTTGGCGTAGTCGCTCACTGCCTGCCTCGCTTCCCGTTGATCGCGTCGAGGGCGGTCTTCGTCGTCTGGTCTGGTGTGGGGCTGGTGGCGATGAGGGCCCGGATGACACCCCTAAGGTTCTGGTTCTCGCGGCGGAGACGCTGCGCCTCAGGGACCTCGGTGGCGGTCACGGCTGATCACGCTCGTCGGATGCGGTAGCCAGCCTGGCGTGCACCATTGCTGCGGCCAGGACATCGGCTGTGGTCGGCAGGTGCTTCACGGAGTCGATGGCTGCGCTGGTCAGATTCCACCGGGGGACCTTGGCGATGGACAGCAGCCGCTCAGCCTCGTGGTAGTGCTCGTTCGGAGTCACTTCTTCTTCCCCTTGTCTTCGACAGTGATCCCGCCGGGCTCGTGATGGAACCTGGACTTTTGCATTGAGGCAGCGATCTTGAGTGCGTCTGCGGCCTGCGAGGCTGGACCGAACAACTCGGCGAGGGCCTCGACCTGTTCACGGTGGACGGGTTTCGGAGGCGGGCTGGCGGCGAGCCACTTGTCGATGCGGGCACGGAGACTCACCGGGACTCACCCCGCAACTCGGCGGCACGGGCACGCATCCTCACGACCGCATCATCAACGCCGGTGACGTAGTCCTCGTCCGTCTCGTTGCCTGCCCCATGCTCTTGCCAGATTTCGTTGGCCTGCCGTTCCAGTTCTGCGGCGGTGAGGAAGTGTGCCGTGGCAGCGATAGCGGCGAGCAGGCCCTGTTCGTGGTGGCGCTGTTCCTTGCGGCTCGGCGTGAACACTTCGCTGTAGGCGTCCAGGGCGGCACGGGTGAGGTCGTACCAGTCAGACGAGCGCAGCCCGGTCGCTTCCAGGGCGCGACGCGTGTCGTCGACGGTCGGGGGCTGCTCACTCACCCTGCTCACCGCCCTCGACACCCAAGGACTTGGCGATGGCTTCCTGGAGCTCGCGGAACGGCACAACCCTGCCGTGTTCGTAGTTCTCGCAAATGTCCATGATCTCGTTGAGTGCGTTGATGTACGTGTCGACTTCCGGGGACAGGAACAGCCGGTCTTCAAGCTTGGCCCGGATCTGGTCGGAGAGGCTCACCGGACACCGTCCGCAGCATCCAGTTCGTTGGCACGAGCATCAGACCAAGACGCGATCGCCTTCAGTGCCCAGTCAACTCCAGCGCGGAACTCGCCACTCATCGGCTTGTTGACTGACTCGAACTTCTGTCGCCGCAGCAGAGCTGCAAACTCGGCCCGATCGGCGGACAAGATCACCGACGCTGCCGCATCCAGAATCGCTTCGATCGTGTCGTCGTCAACCGCGCTCACTTCAGCAGCGGCCATAAACGCCGCGTTCGGGACGTGGTACTCGCTCATCTCGTTGCCCTCCTCGGGCTGGTGGTGCTGGCCACGGGTTGGTCACGTGGCCGACGGCACGGGGTCAGTTCTTGCTGCGGCCGATGGTCTTGGCGACACCGGAGAAGCCAGCGTCAGCGATCTTCTGCCGAACCTGCTCCCGCTCCTGGTCGGTGGTGGCGTTGTCGAACTGGTCCTGCATGTCCCACACGGTCTCGTTGCTCATCTGTTTGCCTTTCACTGCTTGTGGTTGGTGGGGGCGGCCGGGGCGGTCACGGCTGTGGCTCCCCGTCGGCCCTCACGGGTGAAAGCCCGAACGCGGCGCGCTCAGCGTTGACCCGCGCGACCCTGTCCTCATTGGACTCGCCAGCAACGCTCTGTCTGCAAGAGCCCTCTGCGAGCTCCCAGTCGCAACCCACACCGCACGACAGGCATGCGCGACCCACGCAGCCCGGCGCGTCACAGGCAGTGTCGTAGAACGGGCCCCCACAGTCCTTGCAGTTGTCGGGGTAGATCGCGAAGTACTTGCTGGCGGATTCCGCGTTCACGACTGCGGCTCCCCGTGCTCGGCGTTCCAAACGGACAGGAGCTCCTGGCCCTTTGCGGTCAGTGACACCGGTCGCCGGGCGGAGAACCGCTCAAAAACGCGATGCCCAATCAACCCTGCCAACTCCAGCTCGCCGAGAGCGCGAGCCTCAGGCCCACCGATCGAAGAGGAGTTGACCAACCGGTACTTCCAGATGCCGTGGCGAGGGTTCACCCTGACGTAGATCACGGTTGTCCCAGGCTCGACGAGACGGAGCACGATGTGCCGGGTCTGGGTCCACTTCATTCCGTTCACAGCATCTCCCCGTAGGTGACGTCCCACTCGTACAGGCGGGCGCGACCAGCGGCGCGGGCATAAACCTCGCGCCACGACAGTCCGTCACCAGGAATTCCTTCAACGAAGATCAAACCCGCCTCGGCTAACGCTTGCAGGGCGAGAACTTCGCCAACCTGCATAGACCCGGAAGGGTCATCCCACTGCCAGTAATTGTTCAACTGAGCAACGGTCCCAGCGTTCACCTCAGCGAGCATCCGGTGTCGCAGCGGGGTGTGACGCAAGGCGGTCACGGCATCCTCCGTCCCATGGCTGCGAGCTCGTCACGGATCTCCAGCCGCCAGTTGTGTCGCTGCCCCCGCTTCGCGCTGCGGGTCGGGGTCCTGTGGTTGACGTCCCGGCGGGACTGGACACGGCCAGCCATCGGGGAAGTGTGGGCGTTCACTGCTTCGCCGCCTTCCGCTCGCACCGCTTGCACAGCGGCAGTTCGCTGATGTCGTTGCGACGCTTCTTCTGCCCCGGGAACGCCATCCCGAGCAGGGCTAGACCGTCGTACACCGTGACCGGGGTCGACTCGCTGTTGCACAGCGCCAGGCCAAACCGTCCAGGCCGGAGACCTGGCATCGGCTGAAGGGTGCTGCTGTAGTGGCGCCGCGTCCCGTGGTAGTTCGCGGCTTCTTCGATCGCGCTCACCGCTGCCTCCTTGCTGCTCGGTCCATTTCCTGTCCCACCCGGATGCAGTCCCCGCACGTGGCGTCCAGGGACACGCCGTGGGCGCACGTCGTCGTGTCAGCCATCACGCACCGGCCTTCAGGTGCTTGTTGATCCTGGCGATCAGGGCGTCCGCTCGTGCGGCGGTGGCGTCGTCGTACTGACGGATCCCGGTGATCAGGCCGTCGCGCATCTCGTGCAGCTCCCGTGACAGGGCGTCAATCGAGTCGACCGCCGTGTTCGCGGCCTGACGGACACCAGGCTGGGCCTTGCTGTCGTCCCGCAATGCCCAGGTCTCCATGGCGCCAGCCAGCGTCTCCACGTGCCCGCGGAGAGCGTCGATGTCAGCCATCACGCACCTGCTTCCTGGTCGAGGAGCCTCTTCGCAGTGCGGCGGGACACGCCGAGCTGCTTGGCGATCGAGTCGACCGCCGTGTCCCACGGCACTTCACCCTCGGAGTGGAGTCGGCGAAGACGGTTCAGGTTGTTGGTGGCCGCCTCCTCCCGTACGGCCTGGGCGAACATCTCGGCGTGGGCCTGCTTGTCCGCTACGAGCTGCTCAGCCTCGGCACGCACCGTCGCGCGGTGCGCGCGGAGAGCACCCTTGCCCTGGGGGCCACTGAAACGGGACATCACGCACCCGCCTTCTCATGTGCTGCCTTGATCGCGGCCTTAGCGGCATCCTCGGTGGGGAACGCGAGCGGGCCGGCCTTGTAGTCGCCGCACAAGCACTTCTCGCCCTCGGGGCCGCACACGCACGCCTCGTACGCCGGGGCGTTACGGAACGCGTCCCAGTGGAAACTGACCCGGCCGATGATCTGGCCATCCACGGTTACGGGGGTGTCGTTGGACGGGACGATCGCGGTCATCGCGCACCCCCAGCGGACTCGACCTCAGTGGGGCTGGTCACCAACAGATCCGGGCTGAACGGCAACAACTCCTCGCCGTCACGAGTCACCAGGACCGTGCCGTCCCGCTTCACGCGGACCACCACAGCGGACTCACCCGAGAACCGGTGCCACACCTGACGGCCAGGAACCGGGGCGCTCATCGGGTCACCGCCAGACCGGCAGTGCACTCGACCGGGTTCGTGCACTCGTAGCAGGCGGAGATCATGTGCCCGGTCGGCACCGTCACCGTCGCCAGGTCGTCGTCGATCTCCAGTTCGATCGTCGCCAGACCGTCGTTCACGGCAATCAACCAGCCGTAGTGGTCGGGGTGGTGAAGCGACCGGACGAGGAGTCCGCGACCGTTCCACCAGCCCATGACACCCCAACCCTTGTGGGTGAGGCTGTAGTGAGCCTTGGGGCGGTCGCCCTCACGGAGTCGGGTGAACACGGCGGCCAGCAGGACACCGCTGGGAACGTCGTGTGCGGGGGTCTGGGTCTCGCAGTCGTCCTGCCAGCCGATGTCGGTGAGGCGACGGATGGTGGTGGTCATCGGGTCACCTGCTCACGGCGAGCGGTGATCACACGCACCCACTCGGCCTGGAGAGCAGACAGCTCGCTGTGCTCCTCGAAGCCATCGAAACCGTAGGCGGCCTCCTTGAAAGCGATCCCCAACACGAAGGCGCCGCGGTCGAAGGAGCCGTACAGGTGCCCGAGGACGCAGCGCGCGGGGCAGTCGAGCTTGAGCTTGTCGAGGTCGATCTGCTGGAACCAGTCGGGCTGCTTCTCGTCGAGGAGGGCGGCGCCGCGGGCGACTCGCTCCTCAATCGACGGGGCCTGGACGGTGGTGGTGGTCATCGGGTCACCGCCGGGTTGGCCTGCTCGTGCTCGACAGCCCAGCGGTTGGCCATGAACCCGGAGAACGTCTCGTCCGACTCCCAGCCGCACCCGGTGCAGTACGCCGTGTTCCTGGAGTTGCCCGTGTAGCAGCCCATGAAGTAGTCGGGGCGCTGGTCGATGCGGACCGTGTGCGTGACGCACTCGGTGCTGACGTCGACCCAGCCGTCCTCGACGCGGGACCACTGGTCGTGGCCGAAGCCGTTGGTCCACTGGACGTGCTCGACACCGTCGAGCCAGACGCGGTGGACGTTGCTGATGGCCAGCTTCGGGCCGGTCATGCCGTCGCGGAGGAGGGTGGAGCGGATCCCGGTGAACTGCGCCAGGTAGCGGGTCACGATCTCCAGCTCGGTGGCGGGGATGGTGGTGGTCATTTGGGCTCCCAAGGTGGGGAGGGACTCGGTGTTCGCTGCCTCGAACTGTACGCGAACAACCTCGAACTGTCGAGAGGTGGATGTCCCTCGTTTGAAACTCCCGGCAACACCTGACCCTGACCAGGCGGCTACCGCTCCACCGCTTTGACGCCCAGCTCGCTCACACGCCCGTCCAACGCATCCAGTCAGACGGACTACAGCGGAGGTGGGTGCTCAGGCGCTCTCAGCGCCCCTGACACCCATGCGTCCGATCTCCGACCGCGCGGCCACCTCAGACCGCGGCCTCACGGCCGGTGCCTGGCCATCAACAGCCTGCTGCCGCGAGTCATGAACCACCCCATCCGACAGTGGCACGCCGCGGATCCCCACACAGGGCCGGTTGACCTCGGCCTGGCAATGCGGGCAGCGCACCGACCGCAGCAGCCGTGCCGCCTCGGCTTCCCCCTCAGCCTCGTCTGGGTCCACGCCCTTCGCGATCGCCAGAGACTTCCGCACCAGCGACACGCCAGCCATGACCCGCTGTGGATCCATCGGGGGCGCCGGCAGGGCACGCCGATCACCACCGGCCCGCTCCTGCTCGTTCGGTCGGCGGCGCGCGTTCCACCACTGGACGATGTCGCCGGGGGCGATCGTCTCCCGGGTCTGGGTGTACCGGTCGGACCGGTAGTAGGCAATCACTGCCTGCTGGCCAGCCTCGACAGGGACGTCGTGCAACGCTGCCGCCCAAGCGCTGCGGATGAACCCGGCGTCATCGGGTTGCGGCATCTTCGGATCGAGGCTGATGGCCATGAGCAGGATTCGCCCGGCCTCGTTGGCGTTCATGCGGTCTTGCCTCCTTCGATGACGAGCCAGGTCTCGGCGGACGAGGCTGTCTGCTCGGCTGCTGCGGCTTGAGCGGCGGCGTACTGGGCGCGGAACGGGTCATCGGGCGCTAGTGCGGCGAGTGCCTTGTCCATGCGCTTCGAGCCGCTCCCGACTGGGCCAACTGGCCGGGCGGGGCTTGCTGGCCGGTTCATGACCTCGTTGACGACGCTGGGCAGTGTTGAGGGATGGAGGGCCTTGCGTGCCCACTCGAGCAGGCCAGCCTGGACGTCGCTGTGGTCGATGCCTTCTTCGAGCATCGCTTTGACGTTCTTGCTGATCTGCCCGATGACGTTGCCGGGTGGGCGCTTGCGGCAGGTGTCGATCCAGGCGCCAACGATCTGCTGGGTGCCGGGCGCCTCGCGCCCCACCGTAGGTGGAGTCTTTTGTTCTTTCTTCTGGGTTGTACGTAGTACAACCCCCTCAAATTGGCTTGGCGCATCGGCTGGGCTATCCGATAGCGCATCGGATAGCCTATCTACCTGGGGAAACGCTGAACTTGGCATCTGTTCGTCGATCTGGACGCTGGTCGGGTCGCTCGCCGCCCTGGATAGCCCATCCGATGCCGTATCGGATGGGCTATCCGTCAGGAAGTTGACGGGCAGGTCGAGCCTGCTGAACTCGTCGGCCAGCACCCGGCGCAGGGCTGGCGAGACGAGTTCCTCGGCGGCCCGAAAGATCACGGGGCGCCGCTTGCTGTTGCGGTGGCCGCCGTCCCACTTCACGAACGAGCGCACGAGGAGCTCCTCGGTGTTGCGGTCGAACGCGATGAACCGCTTGGCGGCAAGCGTGGTCAAGGCCGAGGTAACGCCCTGGATGTCCGTATCTGCGGCGAGGTCCGCCCAGCGGCGGACGGTCAAGGGGAGCGTGCCGGCCGCGCTAATGTCTGGTTGCGTGACGAGCAGCAGGTACATGCGCTGCGCGGCCGAGTCGAGCCCGCGAAACTCGCGGTTGCGCCAGATTGACGTCATGAGACGGGCGTAGGAGCGGGCCATCAGTCCACCGTCCACGGGTCGCTGCCAATGCTGGGGACGATGTAGGAGTAGGTGTACTCGGTCTCCCTGGCCCCAATGACCTGCAGGCTTCTGATCATGTAGCTCAGCAGGTCGCCCTGCGACCAGTTGTTGCCCAGGTGTGCGGACAGCTCGTTGATGATCTGCTGACGTAGCCGCTTGAGGGTCTCGGGGGACAGCTGCAGTAGGAGTGAGCTGGCCGCGTTCTCAAGCGTCGACGCCTTGTCGGCTAGTTCACCGATGGCCCCGAGTACTCCCCATTCGGTGCTTGAGAGGTTCGGCTGCTCCCCGTCTTCCTGGTAGCTGATCCTGGTCTTGAGCTCAATCTCGCGCAGTTCATCGTCATGAGAAATGTCAAGGTAACCAAGCAGTAGGTTGGCAAGCTCGTTCGGCTCGCGGATGGCATCTTCCTTCTGATTTTCAAGGTTTGCATCAACCAGGTGTCGTGTCTCTTCCTGAAGGCTGGCAACCAGGTTCCAGGCGATCCCGCATGCGTATCGGAACACGTTCTCGTTGGCGACACGATTGACGGGCATTGCCTTATCGATGCAGTCAAGCAGGATCGGTACCGGTAGGCCGGCAGCCACGAAGTTGTCAACTGAGTGCTCCCACCCCCCGGGTAGGGCGATTGCCTGTCCTCCGCGGGGCCACTGGTTCCAGCGTTCCTCGAACGCTCGATGGTGTATCGAGCGGGTCTCGAACTGTCGGAGCATCTGCTGAGCAGCAGCCTGTTGCGCACGGGCCCAGCGGAGCGCGTCCTGGGCAACATCGGCGACGAAGGGAGCGTCGGGACTAGATGAGGTCTTGCCTGAGTTGCAGTCACGGCAGGCGGTGACGAGGTTGCTTGGCTCGTCGGAGCCGCCGAGCGCCACAGGCGTGACGTGGTCGATGGTCAGTTTGGTGTTGGAGGCTGTCGCGCCGCAGTAGCGGCAAGAGTGGCTGTCACGCCGGAAGATCTCGAAGCGTAGGCGCTTGCTCACGCTCATGTTGGCCTCCTTGGGCAGGTAGGGCTGGAGGCGGTTGTCAAGCCGCGGTGGACTGGTTGTGCTGGCTGGATCGACGGAGCGCCGTATCGAGGGATGCCTCGGTGACGCCGAAGAGTTCGGCGACGTGGTCGTGCTGGACGCCGTACGACAGGAGCGCTCGGGCGTCTTGAACGTCGATCTTCGGCATGCCCCGCCTGCTTGCGGTTGCGCCGAGGTCAGGCTGTGCTGACGGGTTGTCGATGGTGTCGTCGTCCCACGCCAGCGGCGGGGGCCACCCAGCCTGTTCAGCGAGCTCACGTGTGCGAGCGTGCGGGCCACACGTCATTGAGAGCTGGTCGTAGAGGGCAGCGATTGACTGTGCGGTCTTGATGGAAACGGTGGAGCGGCCGAAGACCTTGTGGAGGCTGCGGCCGTGGCTGTGTCCGAGGAGCAGTGCGATGTGCTGGATGCTGTGCCCCATCCTGCACAGGGCGCGGAGTCGACGGTGGGTCCCGGTCGAGTCGACGATGCGCCTTTCGGCCCGTCCTTCACGGTGCCTCTTGCGGTGCAGGCGTCGTGCTTCGCGGGCTTCTGCGCAGCGACATCCGTGGTAGGTGTAGGCGGACATGGTGCCGTGTTTGGAGGCTGGGCAGTTACTGCGGTCGATGCTCACGCGGCACCTGCCGTGGTGTCCGGCTGCCTGGTCGGCAGGTCATCGGGGTGACCAATCGAGCTGTTGGGCCACGGAGCGAGCTGGACGCTGCCGTCTTCCATGAGGAGCACGTAGTCGTGGCCGATGCTCGGGTGGTAGATCAGGGCCGGGACCGCGGCGGGGTCGCGGTGGGATGGGACGATCCAGCCCTTGTCTTCATACTCGGCACGCTTGCCGTTCGTGTTGGTGACATCAAGGTGACAGGGAGCACACAAGTCCAAGCCGTTGTTGGCACACCATTTGCCGCCTTGGGAGCGGTTCTTGCGGTGGTGCCACTCGGTGGCGCGAGCGTTGCTGCAGCGTTCACACACGCGCCCGCTACGTGCGTAAACGATCTCGCGTGCCCGGTTCTCGCCCTCATGGGCGCGGTTGCTCGAACGGCCTGGCTTCCGTCGCGGTACGCCGGCCCTATCAAGTGCCTCAGCGATTCGTCCGGAGGTGACACGCCATTCCCGCGCGAGTGACTGAAGACTTCGGCCCGTCTGGTACTTATCTCCGATCTCTCTGTCGTTGAGGACGGTGGCGTAGTCGGTGGACGTCCTCATGACCACGCCAGCAGCGGCGAGCCGCCGGTATACGTTGGAGGCGTCAATGCCTACGATTCCAGCGATTTCAACTGTCGTCAGACCAGACTCGTAAAGGTCGCGCATCCGATTGACTTCGTCTCGGCGTTGCGCTTCGCGCGCAAGGCGACGCTGAGCCTTCTCCATGGCGGCGCGTCCTTGGTATGGTGCGAATCGACGTACGCCGGGGGTGCGGCCTGGGCTCTTCTTGAGGTTGCCGTGGCGTGCCTCGTGCTCCCCCGGCGTCAGAATTTCGAGGTTCTCGGGTCGGTTGTCGTCCTTCACCTCGTTGCGATGGTGGACGTGAAACCGTGGATGTGGACGACCGGCTACGAGGCGGTGCTCGTACTCCTCGACGTACTGCTGGGTACCGACGAGCCAGCGCAGTCGGATGTAGCCCCGGCCATCGCGGTAACGCCTTGGCGTTGCTTCAGGAAGCGGTTCGTCCCAGCGGAGTGTTCGGATCGTTGCCATTCGTGAGCGCTTCACAGGGAACCTCCAATCGGGAGTGCACGGCGGAGGCGAGCGGTGTCCTGGGTGATGCGGGTGAGTGCCCGGTGCTCGGCGACGATCCGGGCGAGTTCCTCCTCGCGGCCTTCCCAGCCCGCGTGGGCGGGGCTGGTGAGACCAAACAGGCGCCGGGCCAGTACCGCGCACCACGCGGCCTCACCTACCGTGGCGAGCGCGATCACGACCACGAGTGCGCTATCCACGCGCGCTCACCCCACTGACCGAACTGGACAGGTGCGGCCGTCGTGCGCGGATGGCATCGACAACCAGCGCGCCGTGTCGATCCGCGAGGATCACCGCCAGGTCCCCGCCGGTCAGGGCCTTCTGAAGATCGGCGATGTCCACTGCCAGGGTGGGTTTCCGGCCGGTGCGGATCTTCCAGGCGATGTCCCGTTCGATCCGGACCTTCGAGCAGGGCGGGCACAAGCGGGTCCGGTGACGACGGTGCCGCCACACCGCGGCGAGAGTGCCGTGCTGGATGGGCGGAGTGTTCATGCCGCCGCCTTCTCTGTGCCGTCAAGCCACGCGAGCATCGACCGCAGGCTCCGGTCGACTGGGACCATCGCGGCTAGTAGCACCGCGAGAGCCATTGCCGCAGCAGCATCACCCTGTGACTGGGCCTTGTGTGTGGCGAGGAGATTCCGTGCCTGCCGGAAGGCGGCCAGTACCTCGCTGCGCTCCATCATGTGCACCGACCAGGCGAGGTTGACTGCGATTGGGACCATTGCGTCGGTGAGCGGGTCACCGGTGAGGGAGGTACTCAT